ATGTACGCTGTGCATGAATGTACACTGTCTCGTTACCTCCAAGCGAGTGAGTTCCTTGTCATAAGGCTACACTTTTGCAAAGAGGATGCAGTGAAGACAGTAGTTGATGACAAGCTTGGCAAGACCATCTATGCAGACAATATCAAGCTTGTAAAAGGCAAGGTTAGAAAGACACCCGGAGAATCGCTCAACAAAGCTGGTCTCCAGATTCTTGCCGTTGACAGGTCCGACCTTTATTCGCAACTCCGACTCATGGGTTCTGACAGCAACATTACTCCGGTGGAGAAGCGATCATTAGATAGAGAGTGGAAAAGTCTCATTGCTTCTAAGGCTGCAACGCTTCAGAAGGTCGATGAGTATGACATTGGGGAACACACCATCAGTGTCTCAATGCTCCAAGCTTATAACAACCTTGAGAATTACCTAAACATCGTCCTTGACCCGACCAAGATGGGTGATAACACCGACATCACGGAGCTTGGCAGCCCTATCACATTGTTTGAGGATTACTACACCAAAAAGACGGCTCTTGATGAGATGCTCTTCCGTCTTGAGACAGGAATCCTTAGCGGCATGGATTACCGCACCAAGTTTACAGTCAGCGTAATAGGCTCAACAGGGGTAACTGTTCCTCTGGATGGGTCTTCTACGACTCTTCGTGTATCTCTATATCAAGAAGGAATCGATGCAACGGCCAACTACCCTGATTCTGATTTTACCTGGGAAAGACTGTCGGAAAACAGGACAGCAGATTCAACTTGGAGAGAACCTCAGCAGTTGGTCGGCAAGTCAATAACTATAACCAAGTATGATCTGGTCTATAAGTCTGCTTCATTCCTTTGCACATTCAAGCACATGTATAGCGACACCATGTACTTTGAGAAGATTGGGTTCGCCTCCTTTTCGGAAGAAGTCCCCGGGCCGCAAGGACCACAGGGCGAAGAGGGCAAGTCGTACAGGCTTGAGATGCACTCCACCAATGGGTTGGTATTTAAACCGGGTGAAGTCATGGAGACCACGATGTACGGAAGGGTTTTCCTGAACGAGGTGGATATCACCGATACACTTCCAGACTCAGCTTTCAGATGGACCAGAAATAGTTTCTATCCAAGATTGCCGCCCGATGACGACTATACGTGGAATTTATCGCATGCAAGTGGATATCGGCAGATACATGTTGCTGCAGATTCCGTAGAAGCAAGAGCAACGTATCACCTAGACATAAATCAATAAGGAGATTTACATGCCAGTAATTACTAGCGGTTCGCTTACATTGTACGATCAGAACGATGCAGCACCGATTACCGCAATCATCAGTCCTTCTCAGAAAGGCCAGCAGGTATTCACGGAAGAGGAAGGTTCTACAACCTACAACCCAAACTGGGCTAGTACTCCAAACGTCCTTACCCCTTATGTTTATTGCCGTGGAGCGAATATCCATAGCGTAATGACGGGCCACAAATGGGGAACTACCGTTGGAGGTTCTGACTTGGGGACTGGTGCGACCTATTCCAAGAACACGAACATTCCTTCAGCATCGCCTGTCTTGACCATCTATTACGAAGGGACATACACCGATCCTACAACCAGGATTTCTTCGATTGTCCAGTCTTCAATAACCCTTACCTGTCAACGCAATGGAACTTCTGGTGTTTCGCTTGATGTTGATGGCCAGTTCATTATTGAAAAGACTGCAGAGGGAGCAAAGAACAACGCTACTATTACCGCACGATTGTTCCGTGGCTCAGCGGAAGATACTTCTGGTATTTCCTATCAGTGGTTCGTATCACCCTACGCTGCAGCAAACCAGCTCGATGCAAACCATGCTCTGGTGACAGGCGGCAAGGTATCGTTCAAAACTACTGCTGGTGGTGCGGCAACAAACCCGGCTGACGGAGCTTGGGCAGATGTGAGGTCCATCGTTATCACCGAAGATGCTGTGACCGATATCGGGCTTTTCATGGTCAAGGCGAAAGATGCAGGTGGAATCATCTACACAAGAAACTTTGTGGTACACGATTTGTCAGACCCTTACGAAGTGGATGTTAAGTGTGCAGAAGGCAATGTGTTTTTGAATGGTGTTGGTATAAAGACCATGATTCCAGAGGTAAGGTACGGAAACAAGGTTGTTTCTGATCTTACTGGCTACACGTTTGTTTGGAAGCTCTATGACCGTTTCGGAAAACGCTCTGGATTCATCGACACAACCAAGACCAGTGAGGTGAACGCAAGGAATATCACGGCACATGGCACTACAATCACGGGGACAGTCACTCATGATGGTGCGGCTATCTCTGGTCTCGTTGCTGGTTCTGTAGTCCGTCTTGTCTCTGCGAACGGCCTTGCAATCAACTCCTATGAGGTAGCATCCGTAGCAACCAACACCATCACACTTAGAGCACCCTTGAATGGCTTTGAATCTGTAGCACCTACTGCAGGACAGTTTGTTGGTGGAAAGCTCTACGTGTATATCGGAAGCGGTGCTACTGCAGGGGAAGGGACATCCTCTGGTGCTACTCCGTTCATTGCACGTGACATTGATGTTGATGGGAATGCAAACATCTACATCGAAGCAAGCAAGGCATAAGGAGCATTTCAATGGGAGTTGTGGGAACTGGTTCATTAACATTGTACGATCAGAACGATGTAACGTATGCTGTGTTGACATCGGATGCTGGACTCGTTTCGGTTGATGCAAGCGGCACTCCAAAGATTCCACTTTCTACGACTCCCTTAACAACAACCATGAAGGTCTACAGGGGTAATACTCTGCAGACTGGATGGGCTTTTTCTAGAACGAATTCGGGAATGGGAGTAACGTCATCCGTTAACTCTTCCGGGGTTCTGACTGTTACTGCTCTCACAACAGATATGGGGTGGGTGGATATCACTGCATCCAAGTTTGGTGAGGCTTCGATTACCAAGCGGTATGCTCTCTCTAAGGTGTATCAAGGGCAGACTGGAGCAGAAGGCCCTAAAGGAGACCCTGGCGAAATTGGACCACAAGGACCACAAGGCCCGATGGGAAACCCCGGTCAACTTGGGTTGTATGCTGATGGCACAACTCTCTATCTAAAAGGATTTGCTGACGATGGAACACTCACCGCAAATACAGGGTACATTTATGCAGAAGGTATTAGACACACAGTTCCAGCTTATTCCGAAGTTCTCACTGCAGATGGGAAAGGGTATGCAATATTCGATGGAGTAGCAGCACAATTCGCAAAGCTGATAGCTGACGGAACATCGAAGAGATGGGAGCCGTATAACGGTGGTGAGGCACTGACCTCGGATTTCTTTGTTCTCGGTTCGTTCATGAAGAATGGGGATTCGATTTACGATATCCAGTACGTAATGCCAGAAAGATCGGAGAATTTTGAGCGATCACACTTCATGGATATCCTTGCAACCGGGGATATTAAAAACATCAACGTATGGGCGCAAGCAAACAAGATAGACCAAGTATTCCAGAGGGTGGCTGTACTCGAAGCTTTTATCAACAAGGTATTCGCAAACAAGATAGAGATGTCCAATAATGGTGCAATCTATTCAAGATACACCGAAGATGGAGCAGCCCCCTCCGATGGTTCTGGATATTATTTAGCTGGAAACGGAGAGATAAAGGCAAAAAACATTGAATTGCAAAATGGCTCAATCTACTCAGGGTATACAAAAGATGGCATTCCTATAACAACTTCGGCTGGATATCATTTATCCCCTGATGGGATATTTCAAGCGATGAATGCAAAGCTAATAGGTACTCTAAGAACTGGGCTTAATGCACTTGCTAATTCACGTGTAAGTATTCGTGATGAAAGTGGAATTATTGCTGGACCTACTTTTGTTGGTTCTGGTTTGAATGACTTAACAATCATCAACTCTGGAGCAGTAGCGGTCGATGCTGTAGTGAGAATGCGAACAATTGCTCCTATATATCAATTAGGTGGCACAGGCCCTGCTGGTGGAAAGATTTTCCATATAACTGACACTACAATTTATGAATGTTCTCCAATCGCAGCACAAAGCGGAAGATTAAAATGGGGACCGACCGCACCAGAATTGGGACTTTATAATTATTCTGTTGGCGCAGGTCAAACAAATACCAACACAATTTTGTCTGCTTTTGGAAGTTCAGCACCAGCGGCTACATATGCTAATGATTTAGTATATGGAGGATACAGCGATTGGTATTTACCAAGTCTTGATGAATTAAAATTGGCTATTGATAGACTTGGAACCGATTACGGTTTTACTGTAGGAACAAGTGAGAATTATTGGGCTTCTAATGAATATAATGCTTCTTCAGCAAGTATTTATAGAATTACAGTCGGTGCTACTGGAATGTCAAAAACTTCAACAAGTACAGCGATAACTTGGCCATATGTTAGAGCAATTCGGTCTTTCCCAATTCCAAAAGATACTTTTGATGTATCAGTAAATAATGGAAGCTCTTACAGTTCTGAAATCGCTATCCCCGTTAATAAACAATATTCTATTGGTGGCTATGATATCACTTTTAGGATTGGTTCATATAATGGACATACCTCCGGCAATTATTGGACCTTCAAGCAAGGTGGGATGAAAGGATTATCAATTCAAAGTTCCAACGGGGTTGAGTATGTTACTGCATCGGCAGGGGTTCTTTCAGCCACTCAGATCAATACACAAGGAACAACAAACATAGTTTGGGGAGCAGTAGCAAACTAATGGCGTTTACACAAGCACAGATAATCACTGCAACAGAGCTAAACAACGTTAACAACTCATGGCAAACATTCATCCAGCAATGGGGCGATGGCTATGGAGACCATTCAGGTGTTTCCCCTTGGTTCTATATCAGGGGTAGTTCTGGAAAGTTTGGGAAGATCAGGCTTGCCAATGGGGGATGGTTCCCTAGGGTAAGGGGATATATGAACAAAAAAGACAGTGCGACAGGGGCTTCCTATACAGTCTGGACTGTCGGAGACCTTACTAAATCACAAAGTGCATGGGAGTATGAATTTTATGTCCAGAATTATGGGCCTGGTTGGTATCAACTAGGAGGTAGCGGTAGCAGGGCTCACCACACTGTTACCTTCTGGTGCGGACAAAAGGATTGCCAGCAAGGGAAATTGCTTACTTATTGGGACAACCCCCAAAACAGTTCGAACAGGATTCCAGGGACATCATTCACTACGAGTGTTTTGAATAGTGGTTTGGCTGGAACGATCAATTAGGTGGAGGTAAAAATGAAAGTAGAAGTTTATAGCGGTAATGAGAAGGTGTTCGAATCTGACATTACAAGATTTTCCATTGCTGAATCGAGAATGGTGGTAGATGTTGTCGGAGGGTTCATCGATACGACCTTCCAGAACAATAAGTTGTATCGAATCATCGTGAACGGAACTGATGAGGTGATTGAAAAGTTTGCCGAGTTTATTTCGTATAATTACAACGTGCAATCTTCATGGAAATTCGATCCTACAACAGGGACATTGATACTTGATGAAAATGGAAACCACATAATCGAATATAGGCGTGGAGAGAACTCGCTCCTCTTCAAGATGTTTTGATTATGAAGACACACTTGGAGCTTGCTCAGCTTTTCAAGACAATTGACTGCTGGAGCACTATCGGTACTGACACTCAATACCGGGTTCTTGAATATTCGGATGAGGTGGTGATTATTTTCTGCCCGTCCAATTCAAAGGCAGACTGGAAAATCAACTTCTCATTTCCAAAGAAACCTTACAAGCGAATGAAGACACCGTTCTATGTTCATGGAGGATTCTTGAAGGAATGGAAGAAGATCAATGACCACTTCCTGAAAGAGGCTGCAGCGTACAACAAGCCAATCACCGTTTGCGGTTGGTCGTATGGGGGAGCGATGGCAACCCTTTGTTACGAGGATATCTGGTTCAAATATCCTCAGAAGCGTTACATCATTCGTCTGGTGACTTTCGGTTCTCCAAGAGTGATTGGTGCGTACAACTTCAAGAAAATATGGGTTCGGTGGCATGGGGCGAATCTCTATGTGAATGGAAGCGATATTGTTACTGAAGTACCTCCTGTACTTTTTGGATTCAGACATGTAGCAAAGACTAAGCACATCGGAGGAAAGAAATTCTTGATTGGATACTTCAAGCCGAAAAAGTACCACCACATTGACGGATACATTGAGAGTTTGGGAGACGTTACATGCAAGACAGCTTCATGAACTGCCCACAGGGTATAAAGAATGAGAAGGACATCGAAAAACTTGGGGAGAGGGTGAGCCTTATGTTTGAACATCTAGGCGAGGGGATAGATAAATTGGACAAGAAACTAGATCAACTCGACAAAAAGATCGAAGGCCTCAAAGAGAGTATCCCCAAGCAGATTGATGAGTCTGTAGAGGAGAAATGGAAGACAGGCGTGTATGGAGTTGTTAAATGGCTGGTCATTGCCGTTGTCACGGCAATCATCGGAGTGACTGTTCGAGTATTTATGGGGAGCTGATATGGATTGGTTGTTGATTCTAAAGGTTCTAGGACCTGTAGTGGTGGCGATTGCTATTTTCATGGAGACCTACAAGAAGAAAATCAAGAAGGATAAGTTCGATCCCATCAAGGTATGGAAGATTGCTGCAGTGCTTTCTTTCCTGTTCTCCACCGTGGGATATTTCTCTTTCGACCTGCCGGGGCATCACATTGCCATCGTCTATTACTCCATCGTGGTATATGCCCTCCAGTTCGTGGTGGACATGAAGCTTATCAAGTTTTTGACGAGAGCTTATGCAAAGAGCAAAGGCATCGTGCTGGAGGGGTTTGAGTGGAATGAGTAGTTTTATCAAAAAAGCTTTTGGAGCGATTGTAGGCGTACTGTTGCTCTTCCTGGGTATCGAAAGACGCAAGAATAAGAAACAGAAAGAAAAGATTGTTAAACAGGAAGGACAGATTGCTCATGAACAAGAACAGAATGAAATCTTGGAAACCACACATACAATCAAGGACGATTTAACAAAGAAGAAAGAGGAACTATCAGAGAACAGGGAGGATGTAACCCAGAAGATATCTGAGATTCCGGAAGAAAAGGAGGTTGAGGTAAGTGATGAGGTCAAGAAACTTGCTGCTGAGCAGTCTGCTCTTGCTCGTGTTCGTGCTGAACGGTTGCAAAACAGTAGAAATAAAAACTGAATATCAGATACCCTCGTTGGAAGCCTTTCGTCCAGCATATGAGCCTGTACTGAACCCGCAACCTAAAACAGACAAGGACCTTATGCAGAACTTGGTTGAATGGGAAACATTCGCCTATGCGTGGCAGGATTATGCCTTGGCTCTTGAGGATCAGATTTCCTCACTATAAGGTAAGCAATAAAATGCCCCCTAGAGATTCGGGAGCAGTATTATGAACAACCATTGAGCATAAGAGCGACAATTCTCAAAAGAAAGCTATCCATTAAACATAGGATGTCATCTTCCACCAAGCACCTTTGTCACATGAGTTAATTGGTGGAAATTTTTCTCCTGTTTCAAGAGTGATACTCTTCTCTGCTTCCGTAGGAGATGGTGAATGTGTTCCGTCAGTATACCCATCCCAAGCATAACGTGCGTGAGCAGGAGAGTCCTGTCCTGTTTTGTACCTATCACCTATAGCCATAAATTGCCTCCTAAAAGCAGTATAGACACTTTTAGTGATAAATCAAGATTAAGTTATCTAAATTTATATAATAAAAGGATCAAGCGTTTACTATTAGCTGATTTATAGCACAAAGGACTACTTGATAACAAATATGTGCAGTGTGAATTGAAGGACTGAATCCTTGTAGAAATTGTACACCTGGGTGGATGTAATTACGATAATCTCTCAACACATGACTAAATTTAATAATATCCTGATCAATAAAACCACACGAATTAGCGGCTTCAATTAAGTTATAGAGGTCCCATTTCTCAATTTTGTTAACAATTCCACTTCTATCCCGCGGAGCGTTCTTTGATTTCATGAAATCATCCAAATGGTCAAATGCAAAGAAAAGGAGAGCTCCTTCAAGAATACTCCCTGCAAGAACTATTGAAGCTAAAGAGCATTCTTGCTTAATGCACTTATCCAGTTCATCAAGCCTTTGATTAAGGGAAATTTGAAGTCCTGTTTCAAATTTCATTTTGTTAAAATCTGGGCGAGGGAACACTTTCTCTAGAAAAGCTACTTCTGTATCTACTTTAGGCAGGTCATAAGTCTCTACTGCATGAATTTCCGTTGCTTTCTCTATAAGGATTTTTGCATGCTCCCTCCGTACACACCATCCATCAAATTCCAAGAAAATATTAAACCGATTAATAGTTTCATCCAGCTCACTCATTTTTGCTACAAAATTTCTTGGATCAAATGTATTCTTTATACATCTATCGATTTCCGGTTTTCCATTAATCAATGCAATCCGGCTTTGAGCATATGTTTGGCGAGAAGGAAATCCTTGGCCATATTCATCATGAAAACCAAATTGACTAAAAAAATCAATTAACTTCTGTCCTGACCGACGGCTAACCAAACCATCGCCGCAGATGATTCTTGCCAATTCCTCAACGGACTTTTGCGATAATACCATCACAGTACTCCTTGGCCTTATTCCTTCTCCCAATCAACTTCAGGCAAGCTGTTCACGATATCCACCGTTTGAACACTCACATTAATAATACTGAGCAACAAGTCCAAAATGTACCGTGGTTGGTTATGCTCTCGCGCCCAATCATTCGGATCATTCTTAATCTGGCTGGCTTTATCTACAGTAACTTGGTAGCGTTCCATAATCCATTCGATAGCACTCTTTCCATTCACAACATATTCATAAGCTTTATCCGGAATGTTAGTAATAGTGATTCGGTTATTGTAGAGGATAGTATCTTTTTGGTTCTTCGACGGGAATCGCATCTTTTGCACTTCAAAATTGGATGACTCTTCTCCTGAAACTATCACACCAGGATAATGAGGCACTGATTCATAGTTGATGTGCAAATCCGCAAGCTGCCTACCCGATTTGCTAAATGCCCAAAACTTTGACGGATCAGTCACTAGTGGCAATCTCGGCAACATCTTTTTCAAATCAGATTCAAATTTCGATTTGTAAGTATCTGAATGTAAAATCCCATACACATAATAAAAAATATCTTCTTTATTTACTCTCGGACCGTATTTTTCTTTGGCTCTTTTTAAAATAAATTCGGTGATACCATCCACACGGTTATATTCAGTTTGCTCAAGCTCAAACAATGAAGCTTGTTGAACTTCAAGTCTATTGTAATAGTATAAAGGCAGGCATTGAGTTTTCTCAAGAAAATCTAAACATGGAATAGCGTCAATAATTAAAGTTGAAAAATTTTTAATACTACCAACACCAGAAATGCAAATAACAAAATTGGGCAATTCATTTGATGGGAATATTTGGTTCCACCGGCCAGGACGTTCGATAAAGTTTGTATTTGAATAAAAATTCTGCCTTACAAATGGTCTATATATACCTTTTACAATATCTCTATTATTAGATTCCAAATTGCCTTTTTGAGATAAGAGTTTTTTCAAGCCAACAGTCCAACTAATACTGTTCGTTGGAGCTTTTTGACAAATAGAATCAATGGATTTTGAAGAGACGTCCAATCCAATATCAACTTTTGCTTTATTAAATATTTCGACCATATAGTCAATTTGTTTTACTAGTTCTGTTTTAGAGAAACTATAAACCCATGCATCCCGATTACTCGATGAGCCAATTACAATTGTAGAAAAAACTGATTTGGAACTGGCATCAAACCTTTTTTCAGGAGAGAGCGTATTAAAATCGAAGAACTTTGTACTTCTTTGTGTTAACCAATCACCATTTTCATCTGGCGATAATACAATTTTTTTAATTTTGGGATTCAGTATTGAACCAAAACCAGCTATAAGGTGCAATTTTTCCTCACGTGATAAATAATCAGTAACTTCATAATAATAGATTCTTGCTTTATTCTTTATCTCCGGGTTCTTTACTAATATGGTTACAGCAATCGGCGTACGACTTCCTAGTCCAAAAACATTCCCCGCTTCTTTGCGTCTTAATTCTCCTTGAGCCCTGCAATTTCCTCTTAGATTAAAAATATAAACAGAACTAAATTCTTCTTCTATGCACTTTCGAAATCCATCTAAGGAATTACCGTCAAGCCAAGCACCGTTAGATACAAACCCTACAATACCCCCATTATCAGCATCCAATCTGTCACTACTCCAGCGAAAAGCCTTAACATAAGAATCATAAAGGGCTTTTTTCAAGTTCCCTGATGATTTTGTAGCATATGTATTCATAATTCTTTCTTCGAGTAAAGGATAACTTTGATTTTGAGCATCATCATTTGCAGTTTTCTGCCCAATCGAATAAGGAGGATTGCCTACTATCACCATTAAGGGGGTTTTTTTCTGGCTATTCACTCTTTGGCTATTTTTCGGAAAAACCTCATTTACAAGTATGGTATTGTCTTCTCCAAGTTGAAAAGTATCTGTTAAGCAAATCCCTTCAAAAGGAATATAATCAATAGCATCAACGGATTTGTCGTGCTGTTGTTCTATTTGGAGATCATGAAACACATTCTCAATATTTATTGATGCTATATAATAAGCAAGAAGAACAATTTCGTTCGCATGAATTTCCTTGAGGTATTTCCTTTTCAAATTATCTTTCGAAATTATCCCTTGCTGGAGCAGCCGAGTAATAAATGTTCCGGTTCCCGTAAAGGGATCAAGGATATGTATGTTTTCATCTGAAAGACTGCGCCCAAATTCCTTCCTTAAGATATCCTCAACACTGTTTAGAATGAAGTCAACAATCTCTACAGGGGTATAGACTATACCTAGTCTTTCCACAGTGCGAGGGAATGCCGTCTTGAAGAATTTATCATACAATTCAACAATGACTTTCTGTTTAGCTTCAGCATTATCAATATCTTCAGCTCGTTTTGCAACAGATTCATAAAATCGCTCAAGCTTCTCGTTATCTTCCTTAGGAGTTTGTTCATCCAGTATAGAAATCATTCCTTGCATGGCTTTTGAAACCGGATTGTTCTGTGCAAAAGAATAGTTCTGAAATAATGCTTCAAATACAGGTTGCGTAATATAGTGTTGCGCCAGCATTTCGATAGCTTCATCTTCAGAAACAGATGGATTGATATTCTTTCTTAATCCATTCAGAAAGCGACTAAACTCCTTTTGGGGCCAACTCCCCTCGATAGAAATCAGTTTTTTAATTTGTGCAATATGCCGTTCAGCAATCTTGGCTATATCAGCAGCCCATTGCTCCCAATAGCGACGATCACCACATTTTTCAACCATCTTGGCATATACTGCACTTTGAAGCTTCTCGAATTGAAGCTCCATCTGGACTGCAAGACCTTTTGCGACCTTTTCAGACGATTCTTTTTCAGATCCTTCAAGACCCCTCCCATCAGAAGTCCCTCCGATATTGGGAGGCGTAACGATTATTGCTCCTGGTTTCTTCTTATTAAGTTCCAGCTTATTTACTATTGCATTAAATCGATCATCATGTGCTCGAAGCGCATTTAAGACCGTCCAAACCACTGCAAACCGCTTATTATCTTCTAGTGCATCCTCTGGCTCTACATGCGATGGAATCACAACTGGAATGATAATATACCCATAATTCTTATCCTGTGCGGTCCTCATCACCCTGCCAACGGATTGAACAACATCAATCTGGCTGTTTCGTGCGGATAAGAATAAAATGGCATCAAGTGTAGGAACGTCTACACCTTCTGAAAGGCAACGGACGTTCATGAGTATTTGGCACTCAGAGCCTTCACGTGAGACTTTTTTAAGCTTGCTCAATTTTGCGTCTCGGGTTGTTGCACCCATCGTTCCATCAACATGATCAGCTTCGATTGATACAATTTCCCGCCGCTCTTCTTCAGGGAGAGTTTTGTAGTATGCATCTCTACAAGCATTCATAGCTTCTACTGTACGTTTAGATATTTTGATATTTTGGCAAAAGGCAACAGCGCTATGCATCAATCCCGGATCAACATCAGAAAAGGTTGACGTCTCTTTTGTTCGTTTGGACAGAGCATTAATGCAACCTATCAGCTTTAGAGCATCATCAGTAGGAATCTCTGAATCCTCATTTGCGATTGATTGCTGAAGTTCTGCTGATAATTGGTCCTCATCGATTGTTAGAACAATTACCTTGTAATCGGAGAGCAATTGCTTCTCAACAGCCTCACCAAAGCCCAGCCGATAGAATTCTTCTCCATAAATTGCAGTATCATCCATCGAGCAAAGAATTGCTTCTTTATCTTTAGCTTTTTTCTGAGAATCTTCACTATAGAGTCTCGGAGTTGCGGTCATGTATAAACGTTTATTGGCCTTAATAAAATCTGGGTCATGAACGCGAACAAAAGCAGACTCCTCTTCATCTTTCAACGTTACCCCTGTGGTCCGATGTGCCTCATCACAAACTATCAAATCAAAGACTGCTTGCTTGCCTTGCGAAAGAAGATAGTTCTGTGCATTCTTCACTGCATCAATGGATTGGTATGTCGCGAAGATAACAATTAGCCCATTATCACGCTGCTTTAATAGTGTGGCATCCATGAATTGTGCAGCTACACTTCTCGAATCGGTAGTAGCAGGCAATGCCAAATCAACAGTTGACAACAGAGTAGGATCATCATCGATATTTTTCTTGGAGACTTTGGGATCAGAACACACACATATTGCATGAAGAGGGTTATCAGATTGGGATGCCCATTCCTTGAGTGTTTGACCAAGAAGTGCGATTGAAGGTACAAGAAATAAAACGAATCCCGATCCGTTACCTGCAATGTTTTCTGCAATTTTCAATGAAGTAAAGGTTTTTCCAGTACCACATGCCATGATAAGCTTGCCTCGATCATTCGACTGGAAATGCTCATTACATTTTCTAATAGCTGTTTTCTGATGTTCTCTTGGGGTTTTCTTTGTGACTGTAGCGTTTGCTCCTGAGAGGCCCGCTTCTATCTTATCCCAATCAACCTCTGAATCCATCAATTCATAAAGATTAAGTCTGCTTACAGGAGGAGTCTGGTTGTGAACAGTCTGTTCAGCTTCTGGGTTAAAGCCTCTTGAAGTAGTATCTATCCAAAGCCTGTGAGAAAAATGCACTATTTTGCCAATCTCTTCAGTATCTTCAAAACTTTTTCCCGAAGTCGAGATAAATGTATCAACTTGAGGCTTGGTTATTAATGAATCTTCTTTGAAAAATTTACACTGGATTGCCCAATATTCGCCGAGCGTTGTCTTTGCCACTAAATCAATGCCTAAATCCTTCCCACCAAGATCTTTTCGGGAAGGGAATTCATTCCATAACCAAACTTCTTGAAAACGGCCACGATACTGGGGTTCAGTCAGCAAATAAGCTTTCATTAACTTTTCAAAGCGACTACCTTGATCGCGCATATCAAATGAAACCTTTCTATACTTATCAAGAATTTGCTGAAGCCCCATAAAATCCCCCATTTGTAAAACAATTGGAAGTATTATACCACTTTAAGAACTGAATTGTTTGGATTTCAATCAAAAAAACGTCTTCTTTCGATATATATGGCTTCTTCTTTAACCACTAGATAACAGTAACCAATACGACGGTTTACCTAATCCACAAAATCTCTGCCAAGTAGATACCAGAGATTCACCTTGCCGTCCTCAGTGAAAGCATCCCAAATCTTCTTGGTCTGCCCGGAGGGAAGTCCTACAAACTCTGCCCCACCAAGTCCCATGTTGACGCTCCTGTCGATGATTCTCTTCTTCTTACCGCTTTCAATTGCACTAATCAGACTGTTTAATTCAGAGACAAGCGGCATACCGCTATCACTGTAATAACTGTTCTGCATGATATCAGAGAGGTTCGGTCCTACAACGGGAAGCATGGATACAAACTGTGCGGATACGTTCCTAAGGATATCATTCCACCTATCTTCGTCATCGTCATCCCCATCATCCAATCCACCTTCAAGGGCTACGATTCCTGCAAGGGAAAGGCCAAGGCCTAGCGTATTCCTGAACGCCTTCTCGTACATTTTGTGCTTGATTGCATAGGGAATATCATAGACGATGTTAAGGTTCTTATTGAGCTGGTTCGTGAACATCAACAAAAACTTCACAATGGTGCTGTTGGTATCATAGATAGCAGCAGAGTCCTTCGTAGTACCTCCAGGCTGAGTGTCGTTGATCCATCGGGTTGCCTCCATAGCTGCTTGTCCGTCAATGTCAGACATACCCTTTTCGATATTGTTCTGGTACGCTCCATACCACAGAGTATTCTTGATGAACCCGTCAACAAATTGAATCGGGGTCATGCCGACCTCACCAACCTTCTTCACTGTTCTTCCAAACTTGCTCTTGGCTTCAAGCTGAGCCAAGGAAGAGAAGTCGATTGATATACCGTGGTTTCTCATCTGAGGAGACATCTCATAGATGAAATTACAAGTTCCCTTGTAGTCGGTGGTCATGTGAGCAATCGCCTCAAAGAGTCTGCCAACCCCGAATTGCTGTGCGAATAGACCAAGAGCAGGAGTCTGCTTGAGCACAGTAAGCATATTGTAACCAAGTCTTGCTACCACAAGATTGCTGCGGACCTTGTTTATCATCGAGTCAGCGTCATCGTAGATGTACCGCTTGTTTGCAACCCGGTTAAGGAAGTCCTGCAGAGCCGTTGCGTACTCCTTGCCATTGTTGATAGCAATAAGATTGTAGAGGTCTCCACCGTTCTTATTCATCAACTTGTTTGCCTTATTGAAGAATTCAGCACCGGCAATGTAGTGTTCCTGTTTGGCGACCATTTTGTTCCAGATCGAGAAGGCATTAAGCTGAAGCTCGTAATCACCACCTGTTCTTTCTCTGGTGTTGCTATCATCGGGGGTATCCTGCATCCTCAAGAAACCATCTTGCATCAGGTCATCAAATGCCATTCGATCCCCTGTCCGTACCAGTGGGAAATAGTTGGCAATATATCCAAGGGTCTTGTTATTAACTTCGTAGTAGATATCCGATATTTCCTTCCATCGGCTGCCCATCTCATCCTTCATCCAATCAGCAAAAGCTTTCTCATCCTTGGAGAGACTGTCCACAACCAATTTGATCTCATTTGTTATCATGTTTCCTTGGATGTCTCTCTTGATTATCAACTTGTTTCCGTTAGGAGATGTAAGTTTTTCAAGAGCATCGGATTGCTGTGCGTAGATGTAAACACCCATAGCCTCCTCAAGAGTAAGGCTTCTGCCTGTTACATCCACACGCTTCTTGAGGAGGGCTTTCTCGGTGATCCCATACTTCTCCATCGTCTGCCGCATAGCCTGAAACCGCTTAAATTCCTCACGCTTCTCATCGTCAAGGACACCTTCGATTCCCCGGTGGAACACATTGTTCTTGTCGTATCCACCAAAGATAAACGGCTTGAGAGTCTTTCCTTCTGGATCAATCTTGTTGATGATGCGGCTCATCGTTATAAACTTGGTTTCGAAGTAGGCTTGGTATTTGTTTTTTGCGTTCTGAACCTTACCGTCAAGCTTTTCTTTCGTCATGTAATTGTGGTAGTTATTTTCAGTCTTTACATCATTCCAAGAAGCTCCTCTTGCGGACATGGCATACCCTTGAGCAAACTTGAAAACCTCACGCTTGAGTTCCATATCACGAAGAGCCTTCTCAGCTCTAGCCTCCCTGCGTACATCGAGAGCAGCGTTGTGTAGATTAGCTACCGTACTTAGGTCAATATCCTTATAAAGTTTATTGGCAAATACTCCAGTGTTGTTGATCGTAAAGTACGCTTTGAGCTGGTCGGGTATCTGATCGATACCGATGTGGCGATCTGCAAAGAAACTCGTAAGGTCCTGTCCTGTGGACTCCATAAGAGCCTGCATCGACACCTTCAATGCTTCCATAATCCTGGCATCATTGTTGTTGCTCTTGCTGTTGATAATCTTATTAATGGCTCGGGAGTGGTTATCGATTTGCTGCTTGGCACGGATGTACTGTAGACGCTTGGCCTTGAGCTGATTCATCCGCTTCTGCACACGCATGTGCTCATAGTTCTTGGTGTTGGTTTTCTGGAGCTTCTTGTACATCTTGTCTGTATGCTTGAGCTGTTTCTCGGTCTGCTCAAGTTGCTCAGTTTTCTCAGTAAGCTCGTCAACACTGCTTTCAGCTAAGGCCTCAGCATCCATCACTTCCATTTCAAGCTGTTCGATTTGTTTGCTAGTTTCGTCAACAAGAGTCTGCAGTACATCCCCGGTAGCAAGGTTCTTTCGGATAAGCTCCTTCAGTACAGGGTCGGTATCATCGCTTTCCAAAAGCTTCTTGATTTCCTCATTACCGAAAGCCTCAACATCGTTCCCATCATCGAGAACAGTGCCCTCAACAGTATCCTCATAAGAGAGCTGTTGAGTATATCCAAGTGCAGTGTAATAGAATCTCCTATACTTTCTTACATCGCTGAGCAACTCCGTTTTAGCATTGCGAATCTTGTATCCACTCATTTTGGATTCGTCACGGACACCATCCATGAATAGCGACAACGGTCCCATACCATAAGAATTGAAGCTTCCAGCATCTCTACCTTTCATGATAGCGGATACGATGGTTTTTAGCTTGTCGAAATTGGAGATGTCTCTCTTGAACTTATAGTCAGCGGAAGCAGGGTTGAGATACTTGGACTGCCACATGAGTCGTTTGACAAATCTTTCGGGATCACGTACCTCGCCAAGCATGGTTTGATACCTGTCCCCGTTGTCGGCCTCAAGAACCTCAAGGACTTTCTCAGGAGTAAGTTCAGCATCATCCCCAAGCTTGTCGGTTGCTTTGTCCAGAGCTTTTTCAAACGCATGAAAAACATCGATGTCTTGGGTCATAATGCGTCTGAATTGGATTTCCCAATCTACGTCAGGGTCTCCAGCATGCTGTTGAAGGTCCGAATCTGAAGGATACTCGTTGTTGGCAAGCATCTGCTTAACGTTCTCAAGCGTGATAGTCTTGCTGATGGATGCAAGAATCTTTTCCGGGTCTCCAAATAAGTCAAACTCCAACTGAGGTGCTTTACTCGTTGAGGTTTCTGCCTTTGCTGCAGCCTCAAGCTTAAAGTCAAAAAGCTTATCGAAGGCCTTGCGTGTCTCATTATCCAACATGGGGTTGAGAAGGTGTAGCAATTCACGGATACCGTCACCAATCTTCTTGAACATGGTCTTCAGGCTGCTGTCACGCACCTTCCCATCAATGAAGTACTGCTCAAGGTCCTTTGCAAAAGTCTCTTGGAAGTGTACACCGATTTTTCCTCCATCTTGTGAGAGCTGATCCTTGTAAATCTCAAGGAACGGCTTGAACGCTTCTGTATCCTTGATAACCTTGACCATGACATGGCCGATCTCATGGACAACGGTAAGAGGCGAGTAGCTTTTGCCAATTCCTATAGTGTACTTTCCTTTCTTGGGAATGGTCAGACCGAAGAGAGAAGCTTCGTTTGCAGCATTACCAGTCTGAATCTCGATGCTTTTAAGACCAGTCTGTGACTTGAGGAAGTCTTTTTCCTGTTTTGCAGTAAGGGCAACGAAAGCTTCAGGGGTGAAGTGCTTGCTGAAAAATTCGTCAGTAGTCATTCCAGCAACCTTTGAAGTGACAAAGGCAAAGTAGGCTGACGGCAATACGGTCTCGTAAACCTGTTCTTCTGACAAGTCTGAGAACTGTTTCCTCATCACATCATGAATCTGTGGGATTAGCTTGTCGTTGATGAATCTTTGCTCGGTATCGGTAGCCCCTTTACGATTGAGCGTTTTCTGTAGGTTGGTATAGGATTTCTTGAAGACTTCTTCGGGCTTCTGGACTACCTCTGGTTTTGCGAACTGCTGTTCCTGTTCTTCGATTGCGGCAGCCTGTTCGTCAAGCTCAAGTTGCGTCTCTTTGACTGGTTCAACATCCTCGTCAGTCACAGGTTCTTGGATTGGATCAATGCCAGCATCAATTACCGGGTCATTCTGTTTGACGGACTCATGATATTCTTTGGTACGGAATATCAACGAGTGCTTAATATCATCCTGTTTTCTGTCCAAGATTATTTGCCCATCTTCTTCGTGATACCCATAAACGGAATGGTTATCCATTGCGTACTCGGAAGCAGTTTTTTGCATGGATGCTTGGTCATCAAACAAGACAACACCATCCTTAACCTCTTTGCCGTAGTTGCTTCCGAAGTTTCTTGCCGATGCAATGGAATACTTGTTGAATTCAGAGCTGCTATCGACCATCTCTACATTCAAGGCTCTTGCACCATTCTTTTTAAGGGAAGCAATGATGGCAGCATTCGCAGCATCAAGCGGTTTGTAGGTTTCCCCAACACGAATAACCTGGACCGGGGAATCAGAGCTTTTCATCTTGTTGTCATAGGATACATCGCTTGAGGCCTTAATCTTATCGATTGGTATTACAACTGATGCTTCACTACGCCCTGTATATTCGTTGGCGTTTCTCTTCAGCTTTGTGTCACTTGCATTGTATTCCTGAACTGTAGAGACGACAGACCCGGGAAGGCCAGTAAGTACCATACCCTTTGCCGTTGAAAGGGCAGTCTGAGCCATCGTCTTGATAATGTCATCCTTGCTATGGCCTTCAAAGAGCGTTCCTTCTGTCTCATTACTGTTCTTGATGACATAGTTGGAAGCAACCATGCCGATTAGCTCTTCGATGGCTTCCTCTGCGGCTTCTCCTACAATGCCTTTTCCAAGGTAATTGACAGCAATGTCTTTACCCCACTTTGCTACCGTACCACTCTTCACCAAATCCTTGAGAGACTGCTTGCCGAAAATCTTCTTGGCAACATTGGAGGCAATCCCTGCTGTTACCTTTTCGAATCCGTCTGTGACAAGGTTCAAGCCTCCAACACCTGCCATTGCAAGTGTCCATGCTGAGAGGATGTAATCATCACCAAGCTTATTGCCATTGCTATCCTTTATCTTGAACAACTCTTTTGCAACAGAGCCAGCTTCCATCATCCCCGAATAGACTGATCCTGCACCCTTTGCGGCAATCATACTAGCACCACCAGTTACGGTTGAGAGAGCACCCCCGGCAGCATAAATGCCGATTGTAGGAAGCATTGAAGGGACCAGCCTTCCTGTTTCAGTGAGTAGGTCAGTGAAGATGCTCATGTCCTTGAAGTCATTTCGATAGACAAGTTCCTCCGAATCTAATTCCTCCATAGCCTGGACAATCTTCTGCTTGTAGGAATTGGAATCAAGACCCTGTGTCTTTGCAGCAAGCATGGCGTTACTGAATTTCATGGAAACGGCAAGGTCGCTTGCCTGTGCCTTTGCCGTATTTACGAATTCAGTCCATGCTCCCTGTGTATCCAGTTTGTACCCGGTAAAATTCTCGATGATCTGTTGGGAATTCCGCATGGCCTCATCCCTGCTGATTACAGGGAATGCATCAGATATGGCGTTGGAAATAGAGTAAGCCGCTTCAGCACTCCTCGGGTCAGGGTGAGAGCTATAGACTTTGTGGACAGAATTTTCTATTTCTTCCCATTTCTTTGCATCATATGAGACTTTGAAATTGTTCATCTACCATCCTCCGGGATTTACTGGACTGCTGGAATCAGTTTAGAGCCAATGAAGCTGCTTAGTGGGACACGGAGTATCGAGCCGTCCTTTGTTGCAGCATCGATCATTGCTTCATCTACAAAATATTCAACACCTGAATATCTTCCTTGCGTCATACCGACAGATTCCTCCAGCTCAATAGAACGCTTGTTGACAACAGATACATAGTTATCAGCAACCCCCTTGAGATCCTCTTTCCTGTTTTCCAACTCGACATTAAGCCGTTCCACCAAGAAAGCCTTATTGACAGTGATATTGTCCCCATCGGATTGGATGACTTCATGCGTATCAATGTGGAGCTGGTCGAAAGCGTTGACAACTCCAAGCGAGAAATTCTTCTGAGCATTTTCATATACGCTTTTTTTGGTCTCAAGCGACTTCAGATTCTTGTCGGAGGTGATATACTTGAATGAAGCATTGCCACGCTTACCACCCTCATCGAACATCAGGATTGTTTCACCAATCTGGACACCAATCTTACGATCAACAAAAACTGGAACGATATTACCGTCCTTATCAAGATTCTTGACCATATCATCTGGAAGCTCTGCCTTGGCAAACTTCACGATGTCTGTGGCCCATTTTGCAGTACTCACTGCACTGGTGAGCTGAGACTTGGTATAGGGCGAAAGAGTCCCAAGTAGTGCCTGAAAGTTTCTCTCAAAGTCACCATCCAATGGAGGAGGAGTAAACCCCATATGCTTTGCAACGTCATACACAATTTGATTGCCTACGGTTTTTGCGTCTGCATTGTTATCATACATCCCGAGCCACTTGCTCACACCGCCCGAATCAACCCCATAACTAGCCCCGGCCACGCTTGGGTCGTTGAGCAGTTGCCCAAGACGGGCTTCATCAAATGATGGCGATATCCCCTTAGCGTAGTCTTGATAAGCCTTGAAGTTCACACCCTCGTTCGTACCAAACAGTCCCTCATACATATTCATGTTATCCATGTGGGCGATATCAAGAACACTGTTGGCAATCTGCGAGTACTCTGCATCCCTCATGCGGTCATACACACGCTTCGCAATGTCATTTGCGTTTACAGGAGCACCGTTGGCGTTCTTCGCTTCCCTCTGGTATTCCTGAAGGAAAGCAGCTTTGTATCCGTTGACAGTAGAGTCAATCAAGATACTGTCGTGCTTTATCTTGTTGTCATCGTTATCGTAGTAATAGGACGCTTCCTCCTTGACGTATCCTGAGAACATCTCAAGAGCATCCTGAAACTGCTTGTACTCAGGACCTTTGAACACCGATACATCCTCTGCAATGTAGCTGAGATACGACTTCTCGGTGATCTTACCATCCATGAGCTGCCTGTAGGCGAACGCATCAAAATCATTATCTTCCATAGTAAACTTTGCGAGTTCAATATCTCTTACAGCGTCAACGTTGTCATACCTTGCCCCGACCTTCATGCCAGCAACGAGGTCCTTTTGGATTCTGTCAGCCGATTCAGTAATCGCTTTGCTCAACCCGTTCACAGAGGTTGCACTATCCACCTTTGTTCCAGAAGGAAGCGTACCCCTAATCATCTTGGAGCTTGCTTCGCTGACAAGTTGTCGTGCGTATTCCTCGGTAGTCTGAGGTTTTGTTCCCTTGTTTTCATTCATCCATACAAGTGTCTTCTGGAAGGAAAGGTCAGGAATAGTCAATCCCAATTCCCTGATCGAAGCATCGCTGAGTCCTCTCTCCCGGAGAGCAAGATACATCTGATTGTCGGTATACTGGTCAACATACATTGCATGCTGATTCAAGGATTCAGTATCTTTCATCTGTAGATAATCAGTATCTCTAGCGTAGTCTTCAGGATTTAACCCGGCTTCTCTCATTCGCTTGTCGGTATCCCCGGGCATGATGGTTTTGCTGTCCTGCATGAAAGGCTTGAAAATCTTATCCTCAAATATTGCATCGGAGGTGGTCTTCTTTATCAGGTATTCGTTGTTGATCTGATTGAACTTATTCTTGTAGTCGGTCTCCGAAAGATTGCCTCTTTGTGCCTGGAGATAGGTGAGTGCATCGCTCTTGCTGACTTTCCCATTACTGAAGTCGGCAATCTTCGCCCCGACAGAGCTTAGTGCTTCTTCTGTAGTATTTTCAGCAAACCCCTGACTGGTTGCTCCAATGGTATCCAAGTGCTTCTGCCAGTTCTGTTCTGCCTTCAGCGTCATGTTTTTGTAGAGATCGCTATCTGTCCCGAGACCGAATGTACCTGCAATACTCTTTACCTGCTCAACGGTTATGGAATCATCAAAATCCAGCGAATTGAACATCTTTCTTGCATTGTCATTGGTTGTAAGGTCTGTTTGGTTCTTCCAACTACTGAAAAACTCCGGGTTATCCTCAACGGTAAGTCCATACTTCTTACCTACTTCTGACACGGATGCTGCACTCAAAGTACCCCTGTATAATTGGGTGCTAAGCTCTTTCCCTGCATTCTCCATAGCTTCAGCATTATAGACATCGCTTCTGCCGAGCTTCGAATCTCCAGCCTGTTGCAATGCCCTGATCTGGTCTCTGCCGAGAACCCCTTCGTACTGTTCAAGCGACCTATCAAGTTCCTCACGGCTTCCAAATGTGGAAGATTCAACCGTCCTGAGAGCTTCGTTGAAGGTGTCTGCCTGAGTCCGATAGCTCACACCAGACTTCTCAAACTCCCTCATTGCTTCCACATTACCTGCCTGAACAAGGGCCTGTTGCTTGAGGGTGGCGATCTCATCATCGGAGAACATCTTGCTGAGTTCGAAGAATTTCTGCTCCTGTTCGTCTGAACGTTCTCCATTGGTAATGTAGAGTTCCTTGAATTGACGCTGCTGGATGATCCGTTCATTGTTCTTTGCAACGGTAAGCTGATTTTCTCTTTCTTCTATGATGAATTTTGCCATTCCAGGGTTCTTCTGGAGAGCAGCATCGAATGCTTTGTTAACGTCCTCGGTGGTGTAGAGACTGTTGCTGTTAATAGCCTGTGCATTACGAAGTTCTTGAATGACAGGAACAATCTCATTGTTGTAGATTTCGGTAGCCGCTGTATCAACCCTTGCGTTCAGGCCTTTCCACATGGTGTCTAGATTGGACAGGAGTTGACGTTTCTTTTCTGAAGTGACAGGCTTGCCGCCATACTGGATGGTATCAAGTTCTTTTGCATAGGATTTGTAAAACTCCGAATAGCTTCCCCAAGCTGACGGATCGCTCTCGGAGAACGCTTTGCTGAAGTTCAATTCAAGGTCCTGGGTGGGGACGGCATCTCTCAGCTTATTCGTGTACTGCTCGATGGTGAGCTTTTGCAAATCAGCATTGTTCGGATAGAGCTGCTTTACTGCCTTGGTGATTGCCGCAACACGGATATCGAACTCGCTTGCCTCGGAATAGGCGAGTGACTGCATATCAGGATCGAAAAGCGAATCCTCATTCTCTTGGACAGGGACACCCTGCTTCGCATTGCCGATGAATCCCTCGGTGAAGTCCATAGGCTCATCATTCTGGACCGAAGCGTAGTCCTTATCCTTGACCCATCCAGTGGTTTTTACTTCTGTGACAATATCGTTCGTGGTGACGAATGAGTCCAGCATGGAGACGATGGAAGCATCTTTTGCCTTCAGAGCAAGCTGAAAATCCTCGGCATTCCAGTTCTCAACAATTTTTGAAACACGTTCCTTGGCATTGCTACTGAGCATCTTGAACACGCCAGGCAAAGTCTTTTTGTTCGCTTTAGCCTCATCAAGAAGGGTGGTGTAGCGTTCATTCAACACATCTTTACGCTTCTCAGGAGGAATTGAGCTATCGCCATATACTTCTTGGTCAACCTTCTGGAATTCCTCGGACAGCTTCCTGTTCAGGTCTTGTGCCTGACTGGTCTTGATATCGCTGTAGATTGCCTGCCCAACCTGTGAAGCGGTGTTCAGTACCGTCCCAAAGGCATTGATATTCGCCTGTTCATCGATTAGGAATTTGCTGGATTCATTCTGAGCCTTGTTAACACCTATGTACGCCATTTCTCCACTCCTTACTTGTCATCGTCTTCAAAGGCTAAATATTCTTCGGTGATCCTGCTGTTCTTCTGCGTTTTGTACCTTGTGACTTCCCCTGTCTCCGGGTCGGTTATTGCGGTCTTCTCATTGGATTCACTGGTGAAATAGTCGGCATCCTTCTTGTAGTTCTTCATTGATTCTGCATAATCTTCCTGCTGTGCCTGATACCCTGCGTATGCATTGATTGCCTGTTCAGCCTTTTCTTTCGCGGTGATGTGAGCACTCTTACGCATCTTGTCTGCCGATTGGGAAGCCGTCATTTGGGTGTTCTGCATCTGCATGGTAGTAGACTTGTTCGAATACTCGATCTGCTTCTGCATCGCCTGAAGATTCTTTTCGTTGGCTTGTTCCTGCAACTTTTGGGCATTAGCCCCTGTCCCGGCATCGCTTCTGATACCGCTTGTAACCTGTGAGCCTACTGCAGCACCTTGGGCTTGTTCGGCCTGTATTCCCTGCTGCATCAATCCAAGAGCGTTCTGCTGGCCCTGCATCGCGGCAAGCTGTCCTGTCTGCCTGTTGGAGGTATTTGAATTCTGGATCGCCTGTTGAGCGTCTGCCTCCATGCCCTGGAGTTGTTTTGAGAATGCTGTATCACCCTGTGAAAGGCTGTTAATCAAGGTTGCTGTATCAGCACCACCTTGAAGGCTTGAGAGGAAGTCGTTTCCGTAAGAGGTTTGCATCTCATCGTTGAAGAGTCTGGTTGAAACCTGCTTCTGTCTTCCTGTTTCATTGTAACTCCTGATTGCATTATTCGCCTGTTCAGCGTTCGCAATCCTGTTTGCCTTCTTCTGGGCGTTCTTATTCATTTCGTTTTGGATAAGTCCGAACGCACCACTTATCAATGCCGCACCAATTACCACGGACATCAGTTAACCTCCACGTTGTAAGTCATGGCCAAGAGAGTCAGGGGATCGCTCCCAACTGATTCAATGCGTGTCCTAAGCTCCTTTCTGGAGCCTCCAGAGACGTATATCCTGTAGTCTTCACTACCCACAGGCCCGGCAGTCTGTTGCATGTACTCCTCATCAACACCTGCCTTGAGTCTGCCGGAGTCTAGGCAACGAACCCACACCTCTTTCGTTTTCTTGGATTTTCCGATGGTCGGGCCTGCATCGGTATTGAAGTCAAACCTATTTCCAACCATCAAGGATTGATACGCCAGATTGCCATGCAACGCCTCGCCATGCCTGTCCTCAAAGAATTCGGTCTCTTCAAAATCAAAATACTCAATGGAGTAATCATTCCCCCTCCGAACATGTGCGAACATCTTCTGACCGTCTTCATCTTCGTAGGGTGCAAGGCACATGAATTCCCCTTGAGTACTCCATCGTGACCAACCTTGCATTCCGTAGTTCTTGTCGTAGCAGAGAACGGCAAGCGTACCATCGTTGAGCAAGCAGAAAATCATCGGATCGGGATTCTTGAGTGTTGCAAGCTGCCTAATTCCTGCAAATAGGATATGGTCAGCGGTAAAGCTCAAGTCGTTCGAAATTGAGCCGTTCTGCGATCTGGTCATCTCCCTGAGACGATTACCCCTCTGAAGGAAGAAAATGCCGTCATGGAGTGTCTGTGGTTGAATGGGAAGGCTTCCGTACGAGGACAGCATCGATGCACTTTGTTTGGTCGGGTCTATATCGAAAGGACACATCCATTCGTTCGCCTCTGTACCGATAAAGATATTGTCCATACCGGCAACCCACTTGATGGTGTCGTTGCGTCCGCTGGCAAGCTCAATCTCCATTGCACACTTGGCGTTGATGACTTCCTCTATCTCCTTAACGGTCTCCACAAACTTGGAAGAGTCGGAGAAGTCAATCATCTCATCGCCTTGTTCATTGGTGGTCTTGGGCCATGTTGAAGGGTCTTTGATTACCTCGGTATTCACCTCAATCACATCAAAGGTTGTAAAATCATGGTGATTGTTCGACCCATCATAGGGAGGACGTGACACCCAGGTTGTATAAGGCTTGAGGATAGCAGCGGAGAACCAAAGGCGGTTCTGACAGATACCGACCACTGAAGGGTAGTAGCCTGTTGATTTGCCGAGCTGTTTTCCTGCATCGGTTTCAGCAGTGAAGGGTGAGAACTGGAATGCCTCTGCAGCATAGACAACAACATGCGGTTGATAGTCCTTGTGAACCAGATATAGGCGATCATAGTACTGTGCATACTGGATGGACCATACATCAGCTTCAAGGTAGTCCGTAGGAAGGTAGTCATTCCCGGAAGGAAGGAAGGTGACAGTGTAAAATCCAAGAACGCCCTTCCTCCATACACGGAGTTTCTTGTTGGATAACTCGACAAGGAAGGATTCCCCACTACTGAGCGTGAAGGGGATGGTACGTCCTCTGACCGTCTGTGCGACATGCTTGAGAGGAGGCCTTCTTGTTATGCCACCCTGCAGCATATTACGGAAGTCTTTAAGTATCTCACAACCTTGTGTATTCATTTCAAGGTCAAGCCGACCACCAAGCTTCGGGCTTATCTCCCCATACATCCAATTGTTTACAAGTTGGTTCATTAAACCTCCCCATTAACAATCATGTTTCTCAAGCCGATAATATTATAGGTTTCAAAACCAGCATCCCAAGAACCTGCAGCCTCCCAATTTTCGGGTCTGTCGTTGCTCCTGGTCTCGCTCTCCATGATGGAAGCAAGGGTGAGCTGATACATCTGTGCTGCAACGCTCTGTGCCTGGCTTTCAGGGTCGAGCATCGGTGCTATATGCAAGGCAAGCTGGTAGGCCACCAGTGCAAGAAAATCATCGGGATAGGGGAAAGTACCATTCTCATCAACGGAGAGCGTGGAGGGCATATATTCAAGCTCTGGATTGAGTATTTTGCACCATAGCTTGCCGAACCTGTAAGCATAGGCGTTCTTCTTGCTTGCATTGATCTGGATGGCCCTTCCGAAGTCTGCAGGAACATCATAGCCGTACGGGTAGCTGTTCCATGTCATAGGATTGCCTACAACGTCTGTAGCGAATTCTGTGAGCTGTGTTCGTTTGATAAGAAAAGGGAAGTCCCATGCCTTGATGCAAAAGGAGACAACCTTGCCGTAATTCAGATCCAAGAGGGTAAGTTCCTTGCTCGGTGTCTGGAGGTCCTCGATTCTCTGGTCAAAGAGAGACAGTGCAAGATTGTAGAGATTGAGTTTGTTCATCCTTCTTCCCTGTGAAAGTAAATCCGTGGGCAGGAGGAACCCACGGAAATTTTATTACTAGGCCTCTACCTCCGAGGTCATCTTCTTACTTTTCTTCGGTTTCGGGTCCTGTTCAGGCTGAGGCTCTACAACAGGGTTTTCCAAAACAAATTTGCTCCCGGAGTAAGTCTCATCTTCGGTAAGAAGGAGGATATCACCGGGGTTATACAACTGGCCCCCCCTGTAGACAGGGGAGACACAGACGTAACGTTTATGCAGAGAATCGATCACAAGGGCCTCACCAAGGCAAGAACCTTGCCAGCGGTAAACACCTCAGTGCCAACCACGGCCTTCAGACGCATGTGCCGCCCAGCCTGTGCAGGGATACTGAACCTGCGTACCAGCGAGTCCTTCACAATGTCAGCCTCAGCCAAAGTGAAGGCAACCTCATCCTTCCAGCTCAGTGCATCCTTGCTCGACTGGAGAGTCAGAGTAAGGGTTGCAGCCTTGCCGACAGAGGCGGCAGTTTCCCAACCGATTACCTCAAGGGTGTTCTCCTCGGGGAAATGCTGGTTGTCAGCCTCATAGTCGAGAGTCTCAGCAGTGCCAGCAGTTGCACTGACGGCCTGTCCCACAAACACCACTGCGTCCTTTGCAAGAGCTGCAGCGGTCAGATCAATCGGCTCACGCCCGAAAGTGCGTTTCTTTTCGTACAACATTCAGTCCCCCTTACGCAGCTTCGCCAGCAGCGAGACCACCGTCAACGACATCTTCGCCTGCGTCCAGCATGGAATCACACTGCCGCAATACGAAGCGATCAAACCGAACGTCACCAACTGCATTGGTCGGGATGGCGTTCTCGTAGGTAACGGGATGCACCAGACCAGCGTAGTAGTCGTTCAATCCAGCGAGTACCGAACCCGGTGCGTAGATGCGTACTCGGCTCTTGAATTCCTTGGGAAGCAGGGTGAAAGCCTTGAACAAGTTCTTCTTCAGCTTCGGCATGGAGGTTGCGAGAGCAGCGTCACTGGTATCGATGTTGGCGATGCGGAGGGCCGCAAAGCGGTTCATGATACTCAGACCAGTACTCATCAAAAACTGAGTGTCCCTCTGGAAAAACTTCTCATTGTTCTCGATGACAGTCTGCCACTGACCCTTGGTGATCTGGATGCCACGGGTGGCTGCATACCGGGGATACAGCATGTTGGTTGCACCAGAACCCCAAACGACCATGAGGATGGAAGACATGGACTCATCAGTCTCCCCACCATTATCCAGAGTAATAAACTGAGGCTTGCTACGGATGAACGAAAGGTCTTTTGCTTCAGTGATCTTGTTGAATCGGGGCATGATACCCTTGAATTCACCAACCTTGCTGCCACCGTAAATGAGGCAGGATTCAACATCCAGACCCATAGAGGTAACATGGTCCCGTTCGTCCTCAGCATAGACAGCTTCCGGGTTGGGAGCGATCATACCTTCCTTCTGCCGAGCGGTTGCCCAGGACTCAATCATGCCAAGCTCGTCCTTGAACAACTCCTTATGCCCCTTGCTGGACTTGCCGCCCTGGTCGATTGCAACCCACTGGTTGGAGGGCAGGGAAGTCTTTCTCATGCCCTGATGTTCGAGCATGCCGGTGGCTTCGGTGAACGAAGCGTCTGCCAGCATGGTAGTGGAACGAGTGATCTCATCCACTACATTGGTGATGTCGGGCTTGCCAAGACCTTTGGTCAGCTCAGCCAACGTCATGTATTCGTATGCCATTTCTTAATTTCCTTTTACATTTGCCACGGATATGTTTCGTTTTCCCTTGAGAGGAAACCCGAGGTCTTCTGACTTCCAACGGAAGAGCGACCCGGGGGAGTATGCTCACTGATGGCTTCTCCGACTTCGGCAAGCATCTGAGCAACGAACGGGTTATTGTGTGCTCCCGTCATCTTCAGACCTTTGTCGATATCAGAGCCTTCCTTAACCAGCTTGTCGTAGGCCCGTTTCATGGCAGCCTGTTTGCCGTCATACTTATCGCCCCACATCTCTTTCAAAGCGGATTCGCACAACTCTTTGCCATTGTTTTTGTAGGCATCGATTGCTCCGTTTTGAAAATCAACAAGTGCGTTATAGATCGGCTCTGCCTTGTCCTGCGGAAGTCCCAACGTCTTGAGGGTCTCGGTCAGCTTCTTGGTGAGAGTTCCATCGCTGTCAGCTTCCTCCACGAAAGACTTCGTGAATTTGTAGTCAATCACAGGAGGTGTCTCCTGCAATCCTTCACCACTCTCTTTGGCTTTAGTCTTGCTTCCATCAAGAAAGTGCTTCAGTGCCTCACCCAAGCTGGTATGCTTGGCAAGCTCTGCATTGCCTTTCAGTTCGTCAGGGAGCTGTGACATCCACTTCTGGGTTGTGGGTTGCGTAGTATCAGGGGTAGTAGAAGTCTGCTCACCATTGGGAAGGTTTCCCTGTGTACTGGAAGGGGCTGTTCCTGCAGGAGTATCGACAATCTGCTGGTCTCCATTAACTTGCATCTATGTCTCCAATCGACCTACAAGAGGTCGTTAATTGCATCGCCTGTCTCTTCGACAGTCGGTCTCAAGGCGAGAGGAAGCGAGAACAGGAAGTTCACCACCTCCACAATCACTTCTATGTCCAAGAATCCGAGTTCCTCCAACTTGCGGATTCCGTAATTCCTCATAGGCAGTTCATCGGAGTTGACTTCCCGGAATGTCCCAAGATCGGTAAGAAGCCTTGTAAGCTCCTGTCTTCCCTCGGTTGTGTTGTAGGCCTTTCTAACTGCATGCCTATGCAACAAGTCATCGTTGGAAAGTCTGGTGTGGCGAGTAATCAACTAATTCATTCCCCCTGCGTTGTTGAGATTTCCTTGGCCATTCATGTTTCGCTGGATTTCAGAGGCCTGTTGCATCTGCTGCATCTGCTGCTGTTGCTGGATAAGGGCCTGCTTCTGCTTTCTCATCTGCTCGACCTCTCCAAGCTCACGGAGCACGGATTGAGGCATACCGGCAGCTATGAAAGCCTTGCGGACAAAAATGTCGGTGTTGATGTTGTCTAATGTGTTGGTCATCTGCATGGCGTGAAGGGCTTGCATCCATTCAAGAGAGGCCTGTAGGCCATCCTGCATGGCGAACATTTTTACATTCTTCGCCAACGGACCGTCCAAATCGATACGCATGAGAGCGTTCTTTATCCGAAGCAATTCCTTGGGAGGCTTTGGCAACCTGTTGCCCTTGACCATGATGCGAAAAACCCTCTTAACGATGGGGTTGATTTTCATGTATTGGGTCGTTCCGAGAATGGAGGCAAGGAGTGCAAGTTCCTCGCTCTTGATTGCTTGGGTTTGGGTGGCAGTCAATACCTTGTCCTGACGCATCAAGTAGTTGAACAAGTCGTTAAAAAACAACCTGCCAATCTTCTCCTCAAGCTCGGTAATTTCCTGACTGAGCCAGCCAATGTCCTGAACGGTCTGGATGATCTCGGGCTTTGCATCCATATTGCCCATGTAGTTTCTCGCCCCCGGGTCTCCCGAGAAGCGTCCCTTCAGGGATTCGGGAATTGACATGGGAGGCTTGGCAACCTTCTGGACGGTCTCAAGGTGGTCACGAGACATAGAATTCAGCCTCTTCAGCTCAGTCAGGTACTTCATTACAAGTCCCATGCCGTAAGCAGAGGTTCCATCCTGTTCGAATACGTGGACAGCTACAGGGAAATCGTCATACCCGGATTCCTCTACGATGCAGTCCTCGACAGGGTAATAGGTCACTGCCGCAAAGGGTTTCTCGGTGGAGATGAGCACCTTTCCCTTCTCGCTGCGGAGCTTCTTACGGGGATAGATTGCAAGCACAAATTCATGTTCGTTGTGCCCGGCATCAGTCTCTACATCCCTCAGAATATTGGGAGGAGTCTTGTCCTTGAACCTGTCCAGAGCATCAGCTGAGGTCATTGTGAAGCGGATGAAGATGGTATCAATCTTGCCGTTGGCGTTCTTATCGATCCAAAAATCCCACGGAGCGATGGTCTCAAATACGCAAGTACCTGATTCCACATCGTCATAAACCCATTCAGCACTAGTCCCCTGCACGACAGCATCTTTGGTTGCAAGCTTATCCAGCGGATAGAAGTTGGTCTTATTCAGCTCTGCGAACATCTGAGTCTCAGAGATTTCCATGTAGTCGTTTGCACCGTGGATGGTATCGGAGTCCTCAAAATTTTCCCCGGTAAGGGTGAGTTTGAACCAACGCATGGAAGGGGTAATGAGGTTGCCGTGATATCCGTTGATGAAGGTGTCCAATGCAAGGATTCCAGAGGTATTGTAGAGCTTCACAGGCTTGATGGGGTTGTTGGAGTCGCTGAATTCGTTCATCCGATGCTGTACAAACGCACAGGCTTCCCAACGGAGAGCCTCAGTCTTCTGACGAAGAGTCTTTAGTCTGCTCCATTTGGCTGCAATGGCTTTCGCCAGCGGGTCATCACCCTGCTTTTTTATCGGCTCTCTTCGGCCAAGATAGTCCTTGGAACCATTATCGAGGCCAACTACTACAGTATTCATGACCACAGTCTAGAAAAACGAGACAAGTCGATGTTGCAGTGAGGTAACGAGATTTCCCTCTTGAATTTGTGTGATAGCAAAGGTGTGCAAATTGAAAATATTTGCTAAGTGTGATTATAAAATACTTATTGTTGATTTTTAAAAACCGAGTCTGCACAGTATTGATGAATTTGCATCGAACCAATATCTCTTATAGCACTATATTGGTGCAGTAATTTGCTCAGGTAGATGGTTGGTTCGTTGCGATGTGATAGGCCCTATCCGGCCTCTGTGCTTTAGCTTAGGCCTACTACATGAAGAGGATTATATCGAGATCAAAGAGAAAGACTCTTTGGAACGGTGTCATTGAGGCCTCTTAGCTCACGTCTATTAAAAAGGAGCTATCATATTTTGATAGCTCCTTTTAATTGAAATTAAATCAATATTCGTTATTGTTTTATATAACTAGTGTCATCTACAGTCAAGGTTACAGTAGAGCCGCTTTTTGTGATTCTATAGTCAACAGTTTCAGTTAAGATTTCTTCTGAACCTGCGAATTCAATTAAATCCGCTCCAGTAAGTGTGGCTCCCAAAATTGTCATTGAAGTAATAGTCGTAGTTAATGTAGAGTCGGTCTTTGTGTAGGTTCCTGATGCACTAGTTTCAACCAAAAATGAGTCACTCTGCGTTGTATTATTCATTGTGAAAGAGGAATCTTCAAAAACCATTATTGTGGTAGTCGTTACTCCTTCTTCAGTTTCAACATTTCTCCAAGTTCCCTTTAATGACACGCTCATGCTTTCTTCACAGGACATAAATATTCCAAGAGAGAGGACGATAAGCAAAACAACTAGTAACCTTTTCTTATTCATTGAACAACTCCTAATGTGTAATATATGGCTATGCTAACAGAGATTTTTTCATATGTACAGCAAATATACAATTTCTTATAGCAATTTATACATACTATAAGATTAGTACAAAAAAATCACACAAAATATAAAAAAACCTTTAATTATGTATAGAATCTTCCAAGATATTATGCAGTTCAGCTTTTTCCCAAAACTCAAACATTAATCAGCCGGATTCTCATCAACCCAATTCTTCACTGCCTATGTACCGTTAGTGATTTCAAAATTACTTTACTACGCGAAAAATGCCCTACATATTAACTAAGAATTTTAAATTTTACTTGCTAAATCGATTCATATTCAACAGTTATGGTATCCCTGAACCTCAATTCACGCCCTGCTTTTTTATCGGCTCTCTTCGGCCAAGATAGTCCTTGGAACCATTATCAAGGCCAACGATTACGGTATTCATGGCTTCAGTGTAGGAAAACGAAACAAGTCGATGTTGCAGCGAGGTAACGAGATGATTCTTTCTACATCAACAACAAGATTTTGTTAAAAAAATAAACTATTAGCTATATATATGCTATAGTGTCAATATTGAACTTTTGTATGGGAGAGAACAATGAAAAGAATCATCGCATTCGGTATATTAATTTGTTTATTATTTTCGGTATCTAATGTATTTGCAGCAGAAAAAGATGAAACAAGTTATTTTCAAATCAATCTATTGCTTGATAACTCAAAGAAATTGACTAAGGAGCAGATTCTTCTTATCTCAGATCTTTCCTCCGACCTTTCCGCGATGCAAAGAAATATTGTTTATGAATCAAATAAGCAAACTACAACAACGCCTTTAGTCCTAAATTTATTACTCGGTTGTGGTATCGGTTCATTTGTACAGGGTGATACCTATGGTGGAACAATGGGCTTAGTTCTGGATCTCCTATCTACTACTCTTTTTTATACTGGGTATATGCAATCATTAGAGGCTTCTACACGATGGTCTTCAGATGGAACGGAGGGATCTGAATTAATAATAATGGGAGCCGCCATGATGCTTGGTTCTAAAATCGGCCAACTTATTCGACCGTTTATCTATGCTAATGAGTACAATAAAAATTTGTCTTCTGCATTAATGAGTGTATCTATGGTCCCAGTTATGGACCAAAACAAGGAATTTGGGATGCGAGTTGCAGCAAATATCAGCTTTTAATTTTTATCGATTTTCAATCAGTTTTTTGCTTCAATCTAAATTGGCTCATAAGAGACAGGAATTGCGTCCTCAAACCTCAACCCTCTTCCCTCAAGCAGGGACCTTATCTGGTTCTCAACCGACACTGGATCAGGGAACACCATCTGGGAGCCTGTCTCCGTATCAGCAATCCTTGACAGTGAGTCCAGGGCATCATCATGGGCGCAGAATGGATAGGGGATGTACTCTTCCCGGATGAAGGATGACATCATGTCTTCTCTCATTCCCTCCCAGTTGTAGTGCCAGGCATCCTTGCAGAGCCACACACGCCGTTCACGGAAGATAGGCTCAAGAGCATCGATTCTCTGGCCCTTCGCAGTGTTCGCCCCAACAGGATTGATTGCGAAGCGATAGTTTCTCTGGTTCATGACGTACTGGATATGCTCGATATCAGACTGCATTGATACCTTCTCGTAGAACACGATTGGCTTTCGGTTGCGGTAGGTGAACTGCTGAACCAATTGGAAGAGCATATTCGTCTTCCCGGTGAGGTCGAACTTGTCACGGATGAGGTCAAGAACATAGTAGTTTCGGTCAGCCCCCAATCCAATCACCCACATTGTGGTGTAGTCAGCCTTCTTTGACTTTGTTCCAGCAGGGTCAACAATGATGTAGATATTGAGATTTGACATACTCTGACCATCCCATATCTGCAACCAATCCCTGTTGAATCCCATCGTGGAGGCTTGTTTTGGGTCACACATCATCTGTGAAGCAAAGACGCCGCTTCCCATCGCTTTTTTCTTGTCAGCTATGGTCTTTTCATCATAAAGGACAGGAACACCCCTTTCATCGACACAAGGGTACATCCTGAGCTTGGCGAAGCCAGAATCAATGATCCACTGATAGGTGTCTGCATAGTGATAACGAGTACCGATGATGCGTACACGAAGATTGCCAGAAGAACCTGTGTTCAAGCTCATCTGCCACTGCTTCGTGGTCTTTGCGATCATCTCAGGGGATGTAACAGAATCAGGCGTAACAACGTCATCATATACGAGCAGATTATAGTGACCGCCAGTACGCTGACCGATAACGAGACCAGAAGCCTCGACAGTGTTTTCCTTTGCATTTGACTTCCTCTTTACACGGATACCGTCTTCAGACCAAATCATCTTCTGACGTACACCGTCCTCATCTATCCAGTAAGGCTTTGAGGTGTCATCGAAGAGAATCTCGGGGAATAGGTCAATGAGCTTGCGGTTTCCCTCAAGGACAAGCTTGATCTGACGAAGAAATTTGGTTGCTATGGAGCTTGAGTATGAGTAGATACAGACAGTTATTTCCTGATCGACTAAAATATCTTGAATTGTTTTTAGGAAAGTAATTAGGGTGGATTTATAATGATCTCTCGACCATATATCTATAAACCCATCCGGCTCTGCTTGGACCTCCATGCAGCGGTCATACAGCCAGTCCCGGTACTGAGGTATGCCGTTTGCACCAGTTATGTGGTCTATGTCAGTACGCCCAAGAACGTAGGTAGCCAGGAAGAAAATGTCATTGCGGCACATCATCCGCATCCACTCAGTCAGTGTCCCATTTTTCTCGGCTTGTGCCATGAGGGTCCTGATCTGTTGGTGGTACTCAATCCTGGTCAACGAATGTAGCCCTCATCTTGAACTCATCTTCCTCGACATACTCCGAATCACCGTTGTCATAGGCGATGTAGTACCCACCCGGTTTCGCCTGATTGCTCAAGATCCATTTGTCAGTGACGTAGATACAATCGATGCTAGGATCGCTGTCTGAGTAGAGGATGCAAAATTCACCATCGTTGACTATCTTGCGGATACGAAAAGCAGAGGCGAATACCTGGACTACGTACCTCATTCCTCGACCTTTTTCTTTGGTTCGGGGAGTCCCTTAACCACAGGTGACTTCTTCTTGGCACTTTCCAGAAAGAGCTTGGTTTGCTGCTCAAGGTCTTCAGCCATCTTCTGCTCTACAGTCTTCTCTTCCTTCGGCTTATTGTTCTGCTCGGCCAAGCCAAGGATATTGACCAGAACCTTACCTGCTTCGATCTGGTTCTTGAACGTGATGGGTACATCAACCACCTGACCCTGCTTGGTTACAAACTCGCTGGACAGCTCTCCGTTGAACATCTTGGTCAGACGCTTCACTATGGCCTTGGCATCGATCAGATTCTCTTCTGCAAGCTCTCTACGGCGTCTTTCGATCTCTGCCTGTACTTTCGGTAGGTTGTAGAGTTTGGCTGCACTGCTGGTAACTGTAGAGCGTTTACCCTTGCCCTTGTAACCGCATTTCATCATCGCTTCACGCTTGTTTCCGCACTTCATGTATTCATCGATAAACCGCAACTGGTACGGGGTAAGCTCGATTAAGCTGGTGTCTTTATCCTCTTCCATTTCAACCCTCCTGATTGAAGGGTACATGTTTTCCACTCAAGAGATGGACGATGAGGTAACGAGCTAAAGGTGGTTGTTTGTCCAATAACTAATATTCTATCTAATCTATTCTATCTATCTATTCTATTGCAGTGTTCCTGCAATGTTCCCGCAGAGCAAATGCAGAGCAAATGCAGGTAGTTAGGAAAACACATATCGTTATATAGAAATGGATAACCAAGAAAGAGGGTGAGCATCTTTGTTGCAGCACCAAACAACACATCTTCTTAGATGTTGAATACATTGTGTGCAGTATAATGATAAGTGCCTGACATCCGCAGTAGATCATGATGGTATTGGGGCATTACGGTCAGTATAAAAGCGGGGGTGATCCTAATTAAGTAGTGGCAGCATTACCAAACAAAAAGAGCCTCCCCAATTATAGGAAGGCCCTTATCCAGAACTTTTGAGCAATGTATGGTGGTAGAGGCAGTATTCCCCCGCACCCCCAGATCCAATCCGCCGCCCCCCCTCCCTTAATTTTGACCCCCCTCCCCCTAGCCCAATTATGCACCAAATATGCAGGAATTAGGCCTGTATGCAGTCTGTATGCAGTATTGGTTGGTATAAACCCGGTAAATTGGGAGACCGTATGCAAGAATTATGCAATGCTTAACTATTGTATGTGTGAGGGCTGAAGGGAGGAATTAAGCTAGTATTCTTACTGTATTAATAGGGCTATGTGCTTATACCTAATAGAATTGAGCTTGGTATCCACAATAAGGCTTGGTGTGGTATGGGTGTACAAATTGGTGCTTACTACCTGGGTTTAGGTGTCTACTGGTAGCGAGATAACTGGTATCTAAATGGTTAATGAGTGTAGGGAAGCATAGCAAGGGTATTCCCCCCGATTTGGTTCTAGGTTTGTATACCCTTGCTTGACTTTATTTGCCTTGCCTTCTGAATATTCTTTTAATTCACCGGCCAATTATAAAATTCTTCAATCTTGGCTTGGTTCTTCTTTGTTTGGAGCTGTTTTGCTCTCTTGTGCGATATTGGTATATATATTATTACCACTATGGGCAAGGAAGTACCTTAATGCTTCTTTGATAGCTCCCTGTACACTCCCCCCATTTTGTTTCACTGTATCAAGATACGTGATAATATCCATATCATTACTTTTCATTAAATACATACTGTAATAAGATTTATTTTCTTTGTCCCATTGTCTTTTAGCTTCACTTCTCAACTTTTTACCTCTATAAAAAAATATTTTTTCTATCTATTTCATTATAGCATAAGTAGGTGTTACTAACAATGGTGTTACTACCCTAAAAAAGATGAAATAATTTTTAAAACATTGCTTGACATAAGTGTTACTAACCTTTAGTGTATGGGCATACGGTTAGTAACACTAACTGAAACGATAGAACGAAAGGAGGAACTAATAAAACTCACTGGAGCACCAAACTCCAAACAAGCTTTCCTTCAGCTTTCGGGTTGAATAGGTGTTGACTCTAGGGCTTTCGGGCAAGAGGGGAAACAAGGGGAAGTAAGAAGAGGGCCAACGGTACTAGGGACACTGGTACAGAGTTGTAAAACATGGGTTTTTTGACAGAAGTGTGATTTGTCATCATGCGTTACCAGTACAGACGGTTTCGGCTTGCTGTATATGGAATTGAATGGGAAGTATCCGCAAAACTTTGGGACTAACCGCTGTAAACCTTAAAAATAGCACGATTTAGCTGGGTTTCGGGGAACGACAGAGTAGGTACTATCCGATAGCGAAGCCACTATGCCCGAAATGGGAAAGGTGGGTGGACTGAAACTGTAGCCATACAGGAGTAAACACAGGTGAGCAAAAAACCTCCATAGCGTACGCAGGAAGAATTCAAACATTGCATTATTCCCTGTTTTACAGGTAATAGTGGAACGCTTGAGCGTCCCTAAAATTTAAAACGGGCAAAAAATGCCCTAGGAGTGAATCATGAACGCAACCACCAACACCAAGACTGCACAGGCTATCGAAGAGGCAAAACAGGTTATTCTCGCAGTAGGAAAAGTAGACCAAGCCGCAAAAGAAGAGGGTGGGGAATTTGCCGCACAACTGAAACAGGCAACTGATGCTTTATCACTCGCCTTGACTTGGAAAATTGGCCTTGAAACCCATATTGCAGTACTCAAAGACGGTACTGTACGCAAATACATCAAGGTGACAAAAGGTATGCCTAGAGACCTTGATGTAATCCTCCTTGAAGGCAAGGGACATACCATCAAGGTGAAGAGTTATTCCAGGGATGTACGCCACGAGGAAAAGGGAACCAATCCATTGTCATCCGAGCAAGTGGACTATAACAACGCTATGGATTCGTGGCAGGCGAAGTGTGATAAAGAGTCGAAGGCTCGCCTTGAGAAGGTCCTCAAAGATGCCAACACATGGGATGCATTGTGGGGATATGTGGCCCTTATCGAGAGAAACAACGAGATTGCCAAGTCTGAGAAGTATTTCGGCTAAACGACCCAATGATCCACCCGAAGCCCATCAGGAATGGTGGGCTATTTTTTTACATAAGGAGAGCATATGACAATTTTTAAGTTTCTCAACGAGAGGAAAGCAGAGGGTTTAAGCAATGGCGAAGCAATGAAAAAAGCATTCGAATTTGAGCAGTCTGGAGGTAGGTTTGAGGTGATGGGTGACGATGAATTCGTATTCTTCTGCAAGTCGCAAGGGTATGCCGAAGAGCTTATCCCTCTGTTCCGCAGTCTATACATAGGCAATTAAAGTTTACTCACCCTGTGCAGGCAGCAAAGAGAGGTTCAAGTCCTCTCGCAGGGTTTATATCCCCGGCAGGTTAAGTCGGGGAATTTTTATTTAGGAGGCTCAATATGAGCATTTGGCACATGGAAAACGGGGCATTTTTGGAAGAGTACGACTCGATGGATACGGTTATCAGCATGGGTATTCCAACCGACAACCTGTATTACGTGGCTAGTGACAAAAACGGCTTTGAAGTCACCAGCGTCATATCATGGTCAACACCGCTTATCTAGGAGGCGAAGCATGAAAACAGCATACGTTTATTTAGTCGATGGGAAGTATACCGACAGGTACAAATTGGAGCAGATTGACGCTACGCACTTCTATCAAAAGCTCTTGAATGCAGATGGATCAGACAGTAGGCCAGACAGAAAAGGCATGGTCCAGCATGTGGCACAGATAGGCAACAACAAGCCTTTCTATGAGGCAGTGTGGGAGTGGCTTCAAGGCAAGAGAGACCTGCAGAACGTAGGATTTGAGGTTGCATGATGGGAGAGAATCAAAGCAAGATGTGGGAGCAGCTCTGTACGCTGTCAGGGGAAGAAGTGGCACGACTGTTTACCGACTATCACGGGATGCAGTTGTTGGATGAAGGATTTGAATTGCACATGAAATTCGAAGGTTATAAGGAGAGCGAAGAATGAGTTTATACGAAAAAGAACCAATCATGGTCAAGCTGGAAATGAATGTACTCGATCGAAAAGGAGATTGGGTACTCGTCCAATACTTCACCGACCCGACTATTGCGGAAACTTTCCTGTACAACACGAAGGAAGAGAAATGCTACGGAGGGTATCTCGATATAGATGCCGAAGAGCTTACCGAGGATTGGTATAGGCTCACAGGAGATACCCGAAATGAAGAGTGAACAGAAAAATTCCGTGTATGAGATAGTCACGCAAAGAATCATCGATTTCATCGAGCAGAACAACGAACTTCCTTGGAGGAAACCGTGGGCAACGGTTGAATCGGCTCAACAGAATTACAAGAGCAGAAAGCCCTATCAAGGTGTCAATGCCATTCTTACAGGGATGAGTGGATTTTCCAGCCCTTTGTGGTTGACCTTCAAACAGGCAAGAGAACTTGGTGGTTGTGTCAAGAAAGGCGAGAAGTCAACGCCTGTAATTTTCTGGTCAACCATCGAAAGAAAGGTCAAGGATGATGAAATAGAAGATGATGAGACCACCAAGAAATTTGGTTTCTACCGTCTATATTCCGTCTTCAATTCGTCTCAGATAGAGGGTATCGAATTCCCTGAAATCAACAAGCCTACGCAGAATTTCAACCCAATCACCAAGGCTGAAGAAGTCATCAGAAACATGCCAAATTGTCCCCATATCAGCAGGGATGGTAATGGAGCATATTATTCCCCTGTTTTCGATACCGTGACGATTCCTGACACGTTTTTCACACCAGAGGAATTGTACTCAGCTCTGTTTCATGAGCTTGTCCATAGTACAGGACACCCGTCCAGGCTCAACAGGTTCAAACAGGAAGGCGATGACCACAAGTTTGGTAGCCAAACCTACTCAAGGGAAGAGTTGACTGCCGAAATGGGTTCTGCATTTGTTCTCAACTCGCTGAACATCGCAAATGAGAGCACTGACAATAATTCTGCCGCCTATATCAAGAGTTGGCTCAGGGCACTCAGGAATGATCCACAGATGGTCGTTACCGCAGCAAGCAAGGCAGGGAGAGCTGCCAACTATATTATGAACAAGGAGGCAGACAATGTCGTGGGAAACTAATGATGACGTACTAGATATCATCGCATCCACCGGCTCAATCGGTGGGACCAGAATGTAAAAGACGGCCATATTTCTACAGCCGTCCAACCAAAGAATCGAGAAAGCCTGTCACTGATACTGACGGGCTTCTTTTATGGAGAGTAACACAATGAAATACTTTGCACAACTTACAAATAATGAACAGCTGATGCTGCTTGAGAGGCTTGTAAAGGTCCTGAAAAAGGATTTGGGAGAGCATGAGACTATCTATGATGCCGTGGAAGCGGCAATCAACAGCAAGGTCGATGACTTGGAAGATGTTCTTGAAATAAGAATCTGTACTGAATGTGAAGCGTTGATGGTTGAGGGCTACTGCATCGATGGAGGCTCTGAGTATTACTGCTCCGATACCTGTCTGCACGAACACTATTCCAGAGAAGAGTACGATGCAATGTGTGCCGGTCTTGATCCAACCGATGAGGAAGAGTTGGAGACACTCAGAAGCTCAACAGAAGAAGAGCTTGAAGAAATGCGTGGTGGAAGCGACACCTACTTCACCAGTTGGGAGAAATAACATGAGAAGCGATATTATGAAAAAGTACGAAAACCTGAAAAAGCAACAGCTCCTTGATATTTTAGTGAGCTTGTCTGTTGCTGAAACCCCCTCAATCGGAACACCATCCGAAGCTTATACCAAGCTTTTGCAGTGTATACCTCCTGTAGACTTCTTTTACAATGAATACTTCTTCACCGTTACCCTTAATGGAGCACACCAAATTATTGATGCCCACGTTATTTCCAAAGGGCTGGTTAACAGGACATTGGTTCATCCCAGGGAAGTTTTTAGACCTGCAATTTTAGATAATTCCACAGCTATCGTAATAGCTCACAACCATCCTAGTGGAAACCTTGAACCTAGTGCTGAGGATAAGGATGTGACATTTAGAATTAGACAGGCTGGAGATTTGATTGGGATTAGAGTACTTGACCATCTAATCTTTTCGCAAAACGGGTATTTCTCGATGCTTGAATCAGGTATGTTTTAGTATCTATATAAGATACCGAGAAGGGATTAATATGAGTGATTGTATTGAAATAGTGAAACATTATTGCTGGATGGCTAGTTACTTTATAAACAACGATTTAAGTAGCTATACGAAGGGTGAGTTAGCCCAGATTGAGAAGTTTGAGGAAGAGCTGAAGGAAGTGTATGGAGCATCTGTTGAGGTTATTGACTGCTCAGAAGATTCTGAGTTCGGAACACCTGATTACGGTGGTCTGAGAGGCACGCTATCAGCGTACAAAGTCAGGTATGAGCCGAGTGATCTCCCATCAGAATTTTGGGACGATGGATACAAACAAGAGGCTTTGAGAAGCCGTTATTGGTAGGAGGATGATATGGCAAATTGGGTTAAAACTTACGTTAAACTGAAGGGCAAGAAGGAAGAGCTGGACAAGATTGAATCGATGATGACGCTTAAGTATGGAGGAGAGAATTACGAGGAAAACCAAAACTTCTTCAACAGCCTTGTGCCGATGCCTTGCATGCTGCCTGAGCTTGAATGGCTGTACAAACATTGGGGGACTTGTACTGAGGCTGAGGAGCTTTGGTATGACAGGGATGACGATGAGCTTATTGATCTTGCATTTGAAACAGGGTGGGCAACACCACTGAAGATATTTGAAGCAATAACCAGGCATTTCCCATCGGTTGTTTTTGCAGGGTATTACGCTGATGAGAATGCAGGTTTCAACTGCGGTATTATCTTTGGTCGCAAAGGTCGAGTCGATAAGCTTGATATTGGCGAAGGTAGAAAACCTCACATCCGGTTTGCTTCACATGTTTTGGATATGAATGCCGATGGCGAATATTTCGGCAAAAGCTTTGAAGCCCTCTTGGGAAGACCTATTCCGAAAGAGTTCATCGAGGTCGGTTTGGGTGACTAGAAAAATGAGTTATCCACAAGTTATCCACAACCCCAGTAATAGGTTATCTTCTCTTTAGAGATATAAGATGCTTATATTATATATTAAAGCTTAATTATATATAATAAAGCTATTGGTCAATAAGCTTATTGGTCAATAATCAAAATTAAGCTTAATAGCCTAAATGCCAATTAAGCATTTTAGGCTAATTAAGCTTTGAATTAAGTCATTTGCCAAAAGTCTTTTGATTGCTTGCCGCATAAGCTACGAAGTTTTCAATCATTGCTACGACATTCTCTGGGCATTTGGTCAGCAAGTAGGCAATCTCCATGATTCTGTCGTTTTTGATTGCTACAGCGAACTTGGCATCAATGGCATCCTCATCCTCACCGGAAATCAGCCATTTGAGAGAAACCCCGAAATATTTAGCGACCTTGTAAGCAAAATCAGCTCTAGGACTTGCTCCTCTGCCGATTGATGCTGATATGTAAGACGGTGAGAGATCCAATTCCTTGCTCAATTCTGCTTGCGTAATTCTATGTATCCCAAGCAATCCCTGCAATCTATCCCAAAATGTAGTTTCCATAGCCACCTCTTTATAGACTAAGTATACTCATAAAAATTCGAAAAGTGGTTGACAAAAATCAAATTAAATCGATAATGAAATGACAATTCGAAAAAATACGTAACATATGTAAAGGGTTAAGCATGAATAAAATTTTAAGCTATCAGATTGCATCAGAGGAATTTGACAGGCTTGTTGAAGCTGAAAGGAAATACAACGGGCTTATCAAACTCATCAATGCAAACGATTCCAGATTTGTCACGGTGCTCATGATTGCTAATGCACACGGCATAAGCAGACAAGAGGCAATCAATCGTCCTTGGATGCTTCCAAATTTCGGTATTACGGATTTCCAGACCGAAGGAAAGCGGAAAAAACGATTCTGGCGATATGACGAGTACTTGGACTGGATTGCAATACCGGAACATGAACGAATTACAGAATTCCGAGCTTTGAAAAAGCGGTGACGGTTCAGCCGGGTTCAACTCCCGGACATCGCATACCTCCTTTGTTGGAGTTTATCACTAAAAAGCCGCAAGGTTAATGTGGCGAGGAGTATTTTATGACGGTACTGGAACGGAGTCTTTTGGAGAGCATGAATCTGGTTCAACCAGAGGTTGAGAAGATGGCTGTTGAGATTGACGAGCTTAAAGAGAAGCTGGAGAAGGCAACCAAGAATAGCGACATGTGGTATGGGTACTACAACGAAAAAGATTCGAAAGTGAAAAAGCTTGAGGCAGAGATAACAACCCTCAAGGCACAAAAAAAGGAGCAGGAAGTTGCCGCTTCCAACTCCTTCGATAACCTCAAGGAGGCAATCTAATGAAGGTCACAAATAAATTTAACCTACCAGAACCTTACTACAAAAGCTGTCTTCGTGACAATCATCCGAGATTTGGTTGGGATTCATTCTCTGTAACGGAGCTGATGAAGGGCACAAGGGAAATCGTCCTAAATAGACGTTACTGGGAAGAGCTTGAAATGGACTGTGTGGATATGATCTGGACCGTATTCGGTACTGCCGTTCACAGCGTCATGGAAGGCCATGAGAGCGAGAATGAGCTGGCTGAAGAGCGTGTCTCAATTGAGATTCCCTGTGGCGAATATGGTGTCAGAAAGGTCTCTGGCGGCTTTGACCTGTACAACGGTGACACCAAGATTCTCACCGACTACAAGACCACTGGTGTTTTCTCCTACCAGATGAAGCTCCAAGAGGGCACTGACAGTGATTGGGCGAAACAGTTGAGAGTCTACTGGCTGATTCTCCAGAACGCTGGTTTCCCTGTGAAGGGTGTGAGAAACACTGTGTTCCTCAAAGACTGGTCTAAGACCCAAGCAAAGAGGGACCGTTCCTATCCCCAAAAGCCGATTCTCAATATCGACTATGACTTTGGGAGCGTGTTCAGAAGCGATGTTGCGGCTGATATGATTGCCGACCTTTCCTACAAGATCCAAGAGATTCTGCAATACAAGGATGCATTGGAGGAAGAAATTCCAATCTGTACTCCAGACCAACGTTGGGAGAGGGATGAATGTTGGGCAATTATGAAGAAGGGCCGAAAATCAGCAGTCAAACGCCACCTCAAGAAATATGATGCAGAGCAGCATCTTGCATCGCTTGATGCAAACCATTTCATCGAGCATCGACCCGGTGTTCCTGTGAAGTGCATGGATTACTGCAACTGTGCTGAGAAGTGTTCGTTCTACAAAAAATACATGGCTTCAGTTGAGGAACGCCAGAATGAGGAGACCATCAATGAGTAACAATATTTACATGGCAATGGCTGAGGTTATGAGGGATGTTGAGGCTATCGGAAAAGACCAGAAGAACCAACAGCAAGGCTTCAAGTTCCGTGGGATTGACGATGTTTACAATGCCGTCCACCCAATCTTTGCAAAGCATGGTGTCTTCACCGTTCCTACCCTCCTAGCCGAGAGAACCGAGGAGAGGCAGACCAGAAACGGAGGAAACCTCATCTATCGCATCTTGACAATGAAGTACACATTCTATGCCTCCGATGGGTCCAACGTTGAAGCTGTGGTCGTTGGTGAGGGAATGGACAGCGGTGACAAGGGAGCGAACAAGGGCATGGCTATCGCTCACAAGTACGCCCTGCTTCAGACTCTCTGCATTCCTACCGAAGATATGGTTGATCCCGATTCAGAATCTCAAGACCCGAGCAACAAGAAGCCTGACAATCAAGCATCTATATCGAGAGGCCCGGAGAGACAGCCTAAGCCAGAGCCAACAAGTCCAGCCGCTCCGAAGCAAGCTGACAAACCCGTAGTTCCTCCGTACGACCCTGCCAAGGCTTCAATGCCGAAGGTAGCAAGTACGACCAAGGCAATAATCATGAATTCAAATCTGATTGTGCCTGGAATGTTCACAATGAGAAGGGCATGGAATCAGATTCTTGAGATTTGCTCTGGTGACAAGGATTTTGCCAAGGGCCTGTTTGAGCAGTTTGGAGCACCAACTTCCGAGGAGATCACCTACGACATCTATAAGGCTGTGTTCAATGCCATCAAGAATCCTACTGGTGAACCTGATGGACCAGAATTGTTCGAGGGTGACAGTCTGGACAAGGTTCCCTTTGAGGCCAGTGGAGCGATTGCATGAAGCTGACGTTTGTTATTCACGGTAGGGGCTTCCGAGTCCCTGCCGGATATGAAGCTAGGTATGAAAAGCTTCTTGAGCAAGCACTAAAAGGTGACGGAACGATAAAGATTACTGTCGAGCCGAATTACCAGCAGAGAACGATGAAAGAGAATGCTTACTTTCATGTGCTTTGCAAAAGGCTTGCTGAAATGGCTGGAGGGACACCCGAGGATATGAAAGAAATGGCAAAAGCTAAAGCTGTTTCACTTGGGTATCCAGTAGCAACCGATGAAAAAGGTTTTCCTGTTGCAGTGAAGTATGGAGTGAAGGGTATTCCTTCCAGCGAGGCTAACGTTGGGGAGTGTGCATTGTTGATCGAGGCCGTCCATATGATGGCTGCGGAGAACGGTTACAGTCTGGAGGACTAATTATGGCAGATATGTGTTCAATCATGATTACTGGAAGGCTCACTGCTGACAGTGAAATCAAATATGCAGGGCAGACACCGATTCTGAAATTCAGCGTTGCTGTTGGACGATATGACAAAGGACAAACCACTTCTTCTTTCTTTGATGTAGTCCAGTTTTCAAGAGCCGCTGAGGGGCTAACCGGAAAGCTCACAAGAGGAAAGCCTGTTGTTGTCCGGGGAGAAATGAGACAGGAGTTCTGGAGTGCCAACGATGGGTCAAAGCGAAGCCGTTGGGTATTGGTTGCTGATTCGTTCGGTGTACAGCCGCTTGGTGGTGGACAAGAAGACAGGTACGAGCGAGGAGAGCCGACAACGCAGAACATGTATAGCAGTCTAGATGATGATGGTGACGATATTCCTTTCTAGGAGGGTGTAATGGAAATACTGTGCAGAAAGTGTCCTAACAAATGTAAGGATGAAGGCAAAAAGGGTCGTGTTCTCAAGTATTGCGGCAACGCTCCTGAGAACATGAGGATTTTAGAGGATTTTAGGAGAACCGAGAATGTCAGCAGCAAGAAATCCAAGAAAACCAAAACAGCTAAACCTATCCCCGTCGAAAGCAAGGATGTTGTATGGAATGCTTCCGATTGGGTCGTGGAACGCAATCTCAAGGCAGGAGCTTAGCGATCTTTGGGGTATGGGAGACAGGTCGGCAAGACTGGTGATCGCCGAGCTGAGGAAGATGGACTTTGGTGACAATTACATCATCGTCTCATACTCCGATGGCAAGGGCTATTACCGTACTGCAGACATAGCAGAGATTGAGGCGTTTGCCGCTGAAATGAGGTCAAGGGCATTGCAAATCTTTGCTCCCCTCAAGAAGGCGAACAGGATCATCAAAGAATACGGGTCACAGACCCTTGGGCTATAGAGGAGTTTCCATGCCAAGTGCGAGAGAGAAGGCGTTAACCGCATTCCAGAAATACCGAAGATATCTACTAGCAGATGGGAATGGTTTTGCAACATGCATTTCGTGCGGCAAGGTTGGACATGTTTCCAAGATGGATGGCGGTCACTACGAAAGTCGGAAGAACAAGGCAACAGAGCTTGAAGCCGACAATGTGTGGCCTCAGTGCAAATACTGCAATGGGCCTCTGTCTGGAAACCATGTTGCATACAGGAACAACCTGATCTCTCGCATTGGCGTGGAACGTTTACAACGGCTTGAGGATATGGTGATGGCTTCCAAAGGTTCGGAGGAAGCGATGGAAAGATTGCCCAGGATGGATAGGTTGTCTGTAACTACAAAGAAAAAGGACAAGGATTATCTGGAATTGGCGAAGCGTTATGACAAAATCGCCAAGGAATTGGCTAAGGAGAAGCTGATACATGCGTGAGATTTTCTTTTTCAGGCACTATATTACAGAGCTTCAGAATCCCAACATTGCGGCACTGTGGAAGCGGTGGGGAGCAAAGGGATACGGGCTTTACTGGCATGTCTTGGAGAGGCTCTATGCCGATCCTGCACACATGCTGGTCTACAACAAGGTCTTGCATCGTGACCTTGCGAAGGCGGCAAAGTTGAGTAGGCTCAAGGTTGGCATGGTGCTTATCGATATGGCCGCTCTCAGGCTTATCAATGTCAACAATGAGCATATCACTTGTGACCGGGTCGAGAATGAAATCAAGGAAGTAATCAAGTCGAAGAACAGACGCAAAGACGTTTCATAAATCATTCAATTACCGATTTTTGAAAATAACCCATCTATGACGAGTGAACCAACCGAAACGAGAAACCTTGTACAGGCGAGTGAACCAATAAATGCTATGAAACCCAAAATATAGAAGTGGACCAGAAAGATAGATGCGACAACGTACTGAGTGAGCCGATTTAATGGAAGCAAGCGGAATCATTGAGCGAACCAACAGGATGGAAAAATACGTAATTGTGAGTGAACCATAAGAATCAAACAAAAACGGTAGGAAGAGTGGGCCAAGGTTAACCAGAACAACAAAATCAGATGAGCGAACCATGTAAAACGAGAAACACAGCTAATAGAAGTGAACCACTTGGGCGATAAGCACAGAAAATAGAAGTGAACCAAAATGGGAAATAACCCGTAGATTTGAAGTGGACCAAGAGTGAAAACAAGCCCAATTGTCATGAGTGAGCCGTTGCCAAGAATAAAGCAATTATACCTGAAGCGAACCAAGAAATAAGGAACCATTCATTAATCAAGAGTGAACCAAGAGATTAGAAACCATCGTTACTAGGAGTGAACCATTTGGAGTTTATCCAAAAAGTATAACCAAAGAAGAGGAGTTAATTATGTCTGACTATGAAGTGAAGAGACAGAGGATCAAGGGAATCGTGCGAACCATCTATGATTATCAGGATATACGTATCAAGATGGGCAACCGATTAAGATTCAAAGCTGATGGAACTGACCAAAAGACAAATGGGACTGAAATGGCTGTCAATGCAGAGGACATTCCATCCCTTGTTGATGCTTTCCAAGATTCAAAGGAGATCGAGGAGGCTTTGGCCAAGTCGCTCAAGAAGGAACTGAAAGGAATCAAGGTCTACGATGAATTTCTTAAGGGGGTAAGAGGCGTAGGCCCGATGATGGCAGCAGTGATTATTGCTGAATATGACATTCACAAAGCACACACAATCAGTGCAATGAACCAATTCACAGGACTCAACCCCGGGCTTGTCCCCGGAAAGAAACGTGTCGGTGATGCGGTTGTGGCGACTGATACTATGGTACGTGGTGACAAGCTCACTCCCGGATTCATTGCTCCTTTTAATACAAGGCTTAGGACCAAAATGCTTGGAGTGCTTGGCTCATCATTCTTAAAGTCGAAATCACCGTATTCGAAGTACTACTATGACTACAAGAGCCGCCTTCAGAATGAGGATAGAATCATCGAGGGCCGTGATAAGAAATGGTCTGAGACGAGCGACTTGCACCGCCACAATGCGGCAATGCGGTTCATGGTGAAAGCATTCATCAAAGACTTGTATGTTGCTTGGAGGACCGCTGAGGGACTTGTAGTACGCTGTCCGTATGAGGAAGAGTACCTGGGCAGGAAGCATCATTACTACGAAGGCGAAATTGCATAAATGGCAAAGAAACCAACAACCATAATCGCTAGAAGGGTTCAAAGGGAGTTGGGTGATCTTGGTATATACCTTCATAACAAAGCAGTGACCACTACTAGCTGGTACTTTAAGTTTAAGGACGAGAGGATACGAAGCCTCACAGTCAGAGATCATAAGACCAAACCAGAGTACAGATACAAGTGGAATATTGTAATTGGATATACAGGGCCTAAGAAGGTTTTAGATAGGGGTGTTCCACGATACTTCTATTCGGAAAATGAGGTTGATGAGTTTCTGGAACATGTTAGGCGGTATTACCAGACAATACTAAAAAACGAATCAAACTCTGCACAACAAGTAAGTAATACAACGAAAATTATAGGAGCAAATTATGAGAAGTTATGAATCAATAAGAGAATGGCTCATTAAGAGAGCTGAGGTAGTAAGTGTTAGACAAATTGCAAGGGATACTGGTTTAAACCATGCAGCAATCCATCGTCTCATGGACGGAACTGTTTCAAATCCAAGGATTGATACTCTTTCAAAGATTGAGGCTCTCATGGGACCCGAGAATGACAATGTTGCCTATATCAGAGGTACAGAGTTTGTAGCTATCGTTGCAGACGAAGTAGAAAATACAATAAATATCAAAACCAACATTAGCAACAAAGACCAGGCACTTGCTCTTGTCGTAGTAGCCGCTTGCAGGTATTCGATAGGGGAAAACGTAACAAGGAATATGTTGGTTGGGATGGTGTCATCGACATATGAAGCCATAAAAAAACAGGATAAGAAGGTAGGTTGAAATGAGCGTTAAGATTCCTAAAGGTAAAGAAGGCTGTGAGTGGTGCGGAGAGGACGGGTTCATTACTCATATTGATGTTTTTGGTGTGGATCGATATACGGTTCACTTTCAGCCAGCTAAGGTTAAACACGGAGCTTTATCATTCCGTCCCAATATTATACAAAGTGAGTATTGCCTGTCTGTAGAAATGGATGGCAGCACACTAGCAAGAGTATTGTGTGGTGAGACAATCACCTTAGATACTCAAGAAGTAAGTAATGCTCGGACGGTTTATGTAGTTGTTAGTGGTGATGATGAGGACTGGGATGTCGAATGTGTTATGTCCGACAAGGATTTGGCTCAGAGATACTGCGATATAAAGAATATCACCTTCGAGTATCCTTACTGCAGGGTTTATCCATATGTTGTTGACGGAGTCACGGTTGGGGATGCCCCTGTCATGCAAGCAAGGTATTATCTTCAAATACAAGGGGATGTGGATGGAGCAGTCTCATACGGTGAAGTGTATGAGCATCAAGAATCATTTATGGAGTCCGAGGATGTGTTTGCATGTACTGTTGACTTCAATAATGAACGCTCAGTCATGGGAGAATCCGTACTCAAGAAATATAAAGAATTCATAGCAGCAAAGGAAGGCCTATGACAGTAAAGCAGCTCCAAGATAAATGCTTTGGACATGCTCTCACTCATGGCTTCATCAGAAAGAATATGGATATACAAAAGCTTCTTGACGAGGTTCATGGTGAGGTTGATGAGGCTCTCTATGCCAGCGTTGCTGGCAAGAGGGCTGACTATCAGAAGTATTGTGAGGTTGGCAAGGGTAACGAAGCTTTTATTAAGTACGTCAAGGATTCTCTGGAAGATGAGCTTGCCGATACTGTGATGAGGGTTGCTACAATCTGCGGTTATCTTGGAATAGACCTGCAGAAGCATATCGCTGAGAAGATCGCTTTCAACAGAAGCCGTGGGTATCTCCACGGCAAGACCAATAAATCCAGCCTGTCGTAAGATGGGCTTTATCTACATCAAAGAGGTACTAAGGGTTGCATAGGGCAATTCCCGTGATTGCATTCGAGAAAAGGGACACCTGGGTATTCGAATCGATTGCGGATGCCGCCATTGCGTATGGCGTGAACAAGAAAGTCATCCTTGACCGCATCAATGATGGTTGCACACTCAAGGACGGGTACACCACCCTTGATTGGCATTCCAGTGAAGCAGAGACGGTTCAGGAGCTTAGGGAAATGCGAAGGTATATCCTTTAGGCAGATTTTCTTGATCTAGATATGAAACGACTAAAGCAGTTGCATGTCATGACAATGTCATGGCAACCTTGCTCCACCCCTTTGAACAGGTTTTCCCCCAAATAACCCATACATATATTTTATGTGCGATTGACTGCATAAAAATAGTATGGGACTATTCTGCATTACTATATTATAGTAGAGCGCAATCAAAAAGTGGGGGAGCAACTTGAACAAAAACGATACTTGCATCCAGCAATTATTCAATTCCCGGAATTCTCGCAAGTGGCTGGAAGCAGATACTCATGCAAGAGAGCTTGAAAGCAAGGATGGGCAGGATCGAATAGTTCTCCTTGCTGATGAAGAATATTCCATACTGACTTTGAATGATTGCTATGCGACTTTTTCACATTATGAAGATGAGCTGGCTGAAGAGATTCATATTGAAGAAGCTTTTTACAATGCTCAGGATGGGCTGCCGCTCTACGCTTTCTTCGACCTTGTGTTATCAGTGAAAGGTGGTTGTTCGGATTATTTCACCCGTTCATATACAATGCTAATGTCCAAGAATTTTATTATGGAAGAAGCTTCCGAAATTATGGATGACGAAATTTCCATGATGCTCCGGCAAAAGCTACCCCCATGCTCCGACCTGCTGTTCTTGACGCACTACCTGAAGGAGCATTGGGAAAAATTTGGAACGCCATTTGTCTGGGATTAGATAATGTTGCTGAGCCTATCCCGGAGGCCTTGGAGCTGTTCAAGTCGTTTTTTACCGGCACGGTGGTCATAGTCTTGTCGATACTTTGTATGACCCATCAGCTCCTCAACATGGCTCTTCTCAACTTCACCTGCAATCATCGTTTGGAATGTGTGTCTCAAACTGTACTGAGTTCGCCCATTGAGTTCTATGCCCGCTTTTGTGGCAAACGATTTGAAATGCTTTTGTGATGTAAAGGCTGTAACATATCCAGTCTCCACCCTGAATAGGAATTCTTGATCTTTTGGCATTCTTGCAATGTGTAAATCTAACAACCTGCAGCATTGGTCTGAAAGCAATCCAATCTTTGCTTTTATGCCTTTATCGGTAGTTTTGATACGTTTAACTACATTCTTGGTAAAACTGTTGACGGATTGAGAGGTATAGATTCCTCCAAGCTCACGGTAATAATTATCTCTCGTTAATCCAGCAATTTCACCCGGTCTGAATCCTGTGCATTTCATGATATGAAAATAACTAGCCCACATAAGACCACCCCAAACCCAAATTGCCTTGTGGTCAAAATCTGGAAACATAATCAACATTTCTTCTTCAGTGAATGGCTGACGTGGATTCGAATCTTCTGAAATCTTGTCAACCTTACTGCAGGGATTGGTGTCAATTATACCTACATTCACTGCTTCTTTCATGATATTGGAAAGGCACATGAGGATTTTATTCATTGAATTGGTAGCCATCTTTTCACCGCTCGTAGCTTTCCTTATAGAAACAAACCACTCATCAATCATCATGTGGTCAATGTTCCTCATGTAGAGGTCTTTGAATATTGGCAGGATGTAATTGCGATATCTTCCGTCCATTGAATAGTAATAGTGATTTTCGTAATGACGGTTCTTCCTCATATTTTTTGCTCTGAAAGACCTCTCGTCAGTTCTGGTGTAAAAGTTTTCGGAGAATTCCCCAAAAGTTATGTCCTTGCTTTTATTCTCCCTAACCCGATTTTGTGCCCACAACGTTGCGTTCAATTCGTCAGAGTAACCTGAGGATATCCAGGAATCAGACCCCTTGAATTGCACTTGTATGTTGCGTCCTCTTCTTCTGACCAATTTAAAGTCTTCGTGGGCAGGTTTCTGCAGGAAATCGCTTTTGTTCCTAAGTTGGGCTTCTGCCCAAAGGGTTGCATCCTTCTTCGTTGAACAACCCGAAGAGACCCACTTATCAGTTCCATCGAACATGACCTGAATGCATCGACCTTTTCTCTGGGTAATGCTGAATTTTTCTTTCTTGGTTTCCAT